GAAGTAAGCTTTCAGGTTTATTCAGTGGTAAAATTGATGCTAAAAATCTATATAAGTATGAAACTTCAGACAACTTGTTTTATAACAATAAGTATGAAATTAAAGAAATGGATTTAGCTTTTGGTATTGTGTTAGACGCTAGTGGCAGTATGCAAGGAGATAAAATTACAGATGGTAAAGTATCTATGGTTTTATTACATGAAACTTTAAGAGCTTTAAACATTAACCATTCTATTATTGACCACACTGCTAGAGGTAACCACACTTGTATTGTTAGAAAATATCATGACTTTAAAGAATCTAAAAACTATGATATTACTAAGTCTTATGCTATAATGGATATTGTAGCTAGAGAAGGTAATAACGACGCAGGAGCCTTGTATTACATGGAGCAAGCGTTGCTTAAAACTCAAAACAAAGACAAAATTTGTATTATATTTTCAGACGGCCAGCCAACAGAGTGCTCAGAACAAGAGTTAAAAGACCAAGTTAAAAGTATGGAAAGAAAAGGAATTAAGGTTATTGGTATTGGCATTAATCTTCCAGAGATTGCCGAATATTACACAGACTATGCAAATGGTAAAAACCTTAATGAAATGGTAAAAATTATTACAGACATCCTTAAACAATATGTATTGAATAAATAAGCCGTTATACGCTATTCGCTTTATAAACGGCTTAGGAGGTAGAATATGAATCCTGCAGAAAAGTATAGGCTTTATGAAATCTTATTCTATTTATATTTTAATAGACAAGATGATACTACAATCAGTAATCAAAATTACTGGAATCTTATTAAAAGCATATGTGACTTTTATGGAGTCAATATGGCTTTAGTAAGTAAAGCTTTACGATTATTAACAAATAATGACAATAAACCTTCAGATTTAGAAATAGTATATTTACTTAATAAAGCCGGAGTTTCAGTTAGACCTTTAAACAAGATATCGGGCATTTATTGGCAAAAACAAAAAGAACATTTATTAAATATTGCTAATACCTCACCGCCCTATATATTTCCAAGAATAACCGATACAGCTACTAAAGTTAATATTGAATCTTTTATAAAAGCAATGTATAATATAGGTAGTATATTTAATGTATTAGACCAAGATTTAATCATGTAGGAGGAAAAAACATGAGTAATAAAAAGCCAAATTACGAAAAAATTTCTAGAAGTTTAGTCGCAGAATTTGTTAAAATATTTGGAGATTTTCCAGTAGCTACACTTCTTTTAAGATTAGGTTGTTCTTATACAGACCTTATTGCTTTAGGTATAAATAAAGAAGACGCACATTACGCTATGTTAGAAGATGTTATTCCAAAAGGACCGACCCAATCTCTTGAATTAGAAGTTGTAGATGAAGAGGACATTGACTAATGTTTGAAGAATTGTTTCAAACAATGGAATTTTCAAATACTTCTGAAAAATTAAAATTAAAAATTTTATTTGATGAGTATATGAAAGGAATCCCAGATAATTTTTATTTAAATCAATTTGAATTACAAGCTAAATATTTAGGTAGTCAATACCAAGATTGGTACAAGCTACTTACTCATACACCATTTAAAACCTTTAAAGATAAACAAGTTTCGATTATAGTCGAAACTAATACAAACAAAGCTTTAGGTGGTCAAATGGACTTAGATAAAGACGCTTTAAACTTGCTTAAAATGAAAAAAGATATTGTTCAAGCGCAAACAGGTTCTCAAAAACCTATAATCTTAGTTATCCCAGAAAGTCTATATTTTAAGGAGGAAAAATAAAATGACAGACTTAGTTAAACAAATTGAAAAATGGGGAGAATTACGAGGTTTAAACACCTCAGACCCTACTCGTCAATTTTTAAAATTAGCAGAAGAAGTAGGCGAATTAGCAGCAGCAATGGCTAGAAATAACAGAGATGCCGAAGTAGATGCTATTGGAGATATCTTTGTAGTTCTTACTATTTTATCTAAGCAATTAGGCTACGATGTTACATCTTGTGTTCAAAAAGCATACGATGTTATTAAAAACAGACACGGTAAATTAGTAAATGGTGTTTTTGTTAAGGAGGAAAAGTAAATGGCCTATTTAGTTTATACTGATAGAGACAAACTTGTTTATATTGCTAACAAATTTAAACAAAGTAAAAATAATAAAATTAACTGGAAAGAAGCTACAGAAGAATTAAACTTTGTATTTAGCGAACAAGCCAGTACTCAAATTTGGAAATTAAGACACCACAGAGCTTATAATTTTGTTATTAAACATACTATTGGTAATCAAGAAGCTTTAGCTCAGTTAAAAACAGAACGTACAATTGCAGAACAATATATTTTACCCGTAGCTAGAACTAAAATTCTTACAGAACAAATACATACTCTTTTAGAAACTAATGCTAAACCTATGGCATTTAAAAAGAATTATTTAAATGTCAAACAAGAAAATGAATATATTTTTGTTACAAGTGATTTTCACTTTGATGGTGATAACACTATGTTAGAATCTTTACAAAAAGCATACAAACATATTATCACTAAACAAAAAATTCATAAATTTAAACGCATTAAACTTATTGAATTAGGAGACGTTGTCGAAGGTTCGCACCTTAGACCTTCTCAATTACTAGCTATTAAATCTTTATTAATTCCACAAACAGTTACAATTTCACAAGCATATGTAGAATTTTTACACAAGCTTACAGAAGACATGTTTGTAGATTTTTATTGCGTTACATCTTCTAATCACACTCAAACTAGAGCGTTTGGAACACAACGCAATGAGTTAGTAGAAGACGATGCTATGTTAATTTTTTCAGAAGTTGTTAAGACAGCTATGTCTAAAAATAAAAATTTTAAAATTCAAGCAGACAGAGATTTAGTAGCACACATTACTAGTAAACATAAAATGTTTATTGCTCATGGTCATTTAATTGAAGGTAAAAAAACAGGGTATGTTCAAGAACTCGCTATGGCTCGTAATATTACTTTTGATTACGCATTATTTGGGCACTTTCATCATTATCGTGAAGTGACTTTATATAGCCGTGATACTTACAACATGAAAGTGTTTTACGCCCCTTCAATGAACACTAAACACAGTGATTATGAATTTGACCGTAATTTATCTAGTAAAGCTGGAATACTTATGATGGTGTTTAATAATACTACAGGACACCAATATTGTCAAGAGTTATTTGTATGACAGTTTATAAGTTTTATAAACTTAAAGATTTTGTAAAAAACTACAGCAGAAGAAAAATAAAAGACGAACTTATTGAATCTATATTACAAGAAGTAGTAGCAGAATATGAATCTGTTTTAATTACTTTAGAAATGCTAAAAAGAAAATTAAAGTAAGCCGCACTCTCTCTGCGAGATTGCCGGCTTGGAGGTAAAAGCTATGAAGTTAAGCAAGTTTTTAGTCACTTCAGACGACGTAACTTTTAAACATTATTTATTATCAGATAGTATAGTTAAAAAAATTAACATTGAATTTAAATTCTATAATGTTCATTTTTATAAACAACAATATACTACAGATTTTGAAGTATGGTTAGAGTTCCCACACAGCAATATTTATTGGTATGTGGACTTTGAAAACTATATTAAATTTGAGCTATTAATTAAAGACATTAGATATGAACGCCAATGGCTTCAACTATTACACCAATTAAAAGAACAAATTAAAGAAGAAGCATCTGTATTACAAAAACAATTAGACGAAATTAGTCAAAAAAGTATACTAGACGCTATGTATGAGTTTGACCTAAGAGACTATCAAGCTTTAGATTTACTACAGCTTACCACTAAAATGGCACACCATACACCTAGAATTGGTCTTATACTTAATGAGCAACGCACAGGCAAGACTAGAATAGCTATTGCAGCTGCTATTAAACAAATTCCACCAGGCGGAGTTGTGTTAGTCGTAGGTCCTAAAACATCTTTAATTTCATGGAAAACTGAAATTGAACATATGAACAGTTATTGGCAAAAAGACAGCATAGCTATTAACGCAGACCTTGTGTTAAAGTTATCTCAGCTTAAAGATTTAAATACAACATACAGATTAGACAAATATAATTTTAGACTTATTAGTTACGACTTATTTAAACGTGCAACTCAAGCACAGTATTCACAAATTACAAGTATTAAATATACTAAAAATATTGTAGTCATTGGTGATGAAGTTCACAGATTACGCAACTTTAAAACCTTGCAATCTACAGCATTATTTAGATTTAAAGACTTTTGTGAAGAAAAGCAAATGAACATAGCTATTTTAGGATTAACAGGAACTCCTGCAGTCAAAGAATCTCACGATGTATTTGGCTTACTTAGTTTTATTAATTATTCTAAAATATGGTTTCATCCGTATTATACACACTTTAATGAGTTTAAAGAATATTTTTACATATGCGAAGATACTTCGTTTGGTAAAATTACTTTAGCATTGAAGCGAGCAGATGAGTTAAATTTCTTAATTAAAATTCATGCTGTTCAAACAAAACAAAAGAAATTAGCGTTATTTAAAGACTATGAAAAGAAATATAAAAAAGTAATGCTACCCCTTGACAATAAACAAAAAGAGATGTATGATTCTATTAGAGACTATATGGAGTATGGTACAGAAATTGATACCAAAAACAAATTGTCTCAATTAGTTAGATTACAGCAAATTTGTGTAGACCCAAGTAAATTAGTAGAATCTTATACCAACATTCCGCCTAAAGCAGCTTATATTATTAAGCTTGCTCAAGCATATCCGGACTTGCCATTTATAGTTATGTCTAAAAAACTAGCTATTTTTGGTACCCTAGCAAAGCAATTTGACTTGCTAGGAATTAAATACAGTTTAGTAACGGGAATAATCCCACTAAAAGATAAGCAGGAGGAGATAAAAAGATTCATGAACAAAGAAACTCAAGTATTCCTCCTCCAGCTTGATGTAGGACGAGAAAGTCTTACATTACCAGTGGCGAAGCTCACTGTCTTTGCGGACAGGGACTTCGCCCAGGGATACAATGAACAGGCGGAAGCACGTATGACGCCGTTTGACGGTATCCCACAGGTGAAGTTTGTCATAGACCTCGTAATGGAGGGCACCATCGAGGAACACATCTATGATATCCTTGTTACTAAAAAACAGAGCATCGGCGACGTCAATGAGCTCTGGACTTCAGAAAAGGAGGTAAAGTATGGAGTTTGAATTTGACACTATGACTAAGTTAGAATCGAAGCTTTCTGTGTCCGTCTATGGACCAGCCGGAAGCGGTAAAACGACCTCAGCCTTTAAATTGGCTATGGGGATTCGTGACCAACTGTATCCAGGCAAATCCCTTAAAGACATTGGATTATTTATCGACACGGAAAGAAAGTCTTCAAGTAAATCGGTAGGCCGAAACGTAGGCGGTGAGACGTTAGAGGCCATGGAGGTTTATCATTTTGAAGCCCCCTTCGATATCTACAAATACGCGCAACTAATAGAATATGCTGTAAGCCAAGGTAAGAAGATTATTGTTACCGATAGCTTTACCCCTTTTTGGAGTGGTACTAGTGGCATACTTGACAATGTTGCAGAATTAGAAGTCTCTCTAGCGGGAGCAAAAAAAGCCTACGGTGCTTGGAGCGAGAAAGCCATAATCGCTAAAAAGAACCTGTTGAAATCTGTCGTGTCTAACAGTGCTGCGCACATGATATTCTGTTATCGTGCTAAAACAGAGTATGATATTACTAAAAACGACAAAGGTCGTACAGTAATTAATGTTATTGGAGTTAAGGAAGACATGCAAGGTGATGTTCCATACGAACACGATATTGTATTTAGTGTTGACCGTGAAACTCATAACATTCGTATTATTAAAGACCGAATTGGCTTTGCGGAATATCGTATGACACGCACAGACTCTGAAGCTCCCATTGTTATCTCAGACGGTAAAGAATTAGCCAAGATTGTCTCAGAAGGTGTTACTTTACAAGAAGTAATTGCTAGAAAGAAATCTAAATTAATTCAATTCATTTTAGAAGAAAAAGCACATAAGTCTTCCAAGGTTAGCCTGCTAGAAAAGGCAAAAAACATGGAATTAACTGACAGCTTACTCAACGGAATGGATTACGAAGTTTTGACAAAAATTGTCGAAATGATTAAATAGGAGGCCTATATGGCATTTAGTTTTAACAAATTACTCTCTACGATTGTTCCAGCCGGTACTTACAAAGTTGTCATTGATGACATCAAATTTAAGACTGGTAAAACTGGGGAAGAAACCTCAGACATCTTTATCGTTTTTAAAATGATTGAAGGTGCTTATGCTAAAAGAACTGTTTTACATACTATGTATGAAAAAGCATTTTCATTCCGTTTACCAGGCTTTTTAAAAGCTGCTAAAGTTGACATGAGTCGTGAATTCGCAACTGCTAAGGAACTTTATGCTTATGGCATTAAAGAATCTAAAGGCAAAATCATGAACATTGAAGTTGGTGTTCGTACATATAACGGTAATGACTACAATGATGTTTTAAAGTTTATTCCTACTACTTCATCTACTACAACTGTTGAAGATGTTACTAAGCAATTTGGAAACATTGACCTTCGTCCTACTTTAAATAAGATGGCGAAAGCACAAGTTGAAGAAACTGCTGAAGAAATTAAAGACGACGAATTACCATTTTAATAGAAAGGAAATATAATCGGTATGGTTAACTCAGAAACCATATTCGACTTGGTATTTCCAGGAATGGCAATGGGCGAGAACACTGTTCTCTGCCCATTCCATTTCGAAAAAACGCCAAGTATGAATATCAACACAGTACAAAAAATTTATCATTGTTTTGGATGCGGAGCCCATGGTAACGAAAATGACTTTATTGAACAATACTACGGTATTTCTAAAGAAAATATTGCAGCATTTAAAGAAGCGTTATATAAATCAGAATTAGTTGAAGACTATGAACACTTCTCTAGAAATCAAGAAGATTTAGAACGTAATTTTACTTATGACTCACTTGTCAAATTAGGAATTTCTAAAACTTTATTAGATAATTTAAAAGTTGGTATTGAAGTAAATGTCGTTAGAGACCCTGATACCGGTAACTTTGATTTTGTTCCTAATACTGATAGCACGCGTTTAGTTTGGCCTATTATTGTTAAAAATCGCATTTTAGATTTAAGAGCTTATACAATTGCTAAAGGCACTTTGCCTAAGTCAAAATCTAAAGTTGGAGCACCTGCAGGTATGGTTTTACCATATCATTTATGGGAATCTGACGATAATCCTACAGTTGTTTGCGAAGGTGAAAAAGATATGACCTTTGCTAGAAATGCAGGATTTAACGCCATTAGTTTAGGCGGTTGTAATAATCTTCCAGCAATTTTCTTAAAGTCTTTTACAGACCGTTCAGTTTATATTGTTTATGACAATGACAACGCTGGACGTGCAGGAGCACTTAAACTTGCTTCAGCGTTATACGAAGTTACTAAAAATGTCCATATTGCAGACATTAGTAAGTATGTCAAAGAAAATAAAGAAGATATTACAGATTTTTTTACAAAATATAAAGGTACTAAAGACCAGTTTCAAGAAATGTTAGACACTGCTAAAGTGTTTGATACTACTTCTCAAGAACAATATATTAAAGAAAGCTATCCTAAAGTCACATTAAACGAAGCATCTACAACCCATTTAGGTAAAGTAGTTCGTAGTGACATTCAAGTAATGGCTACTTATGAAGACCAATATTCAGTTCCTAGCTATGCTACTTTTAAAAAAGAAAAAACTGGCGGTAAAGACGAACTTAATCGTATTCCAGTTGGAACTACAGAATACTGGACCTTAACTAAATATAACTTTGATGATGTTTTAGTTTTAGTCGAAAATAATCTTAAGAAAAGTCAAATTACAGACAATTTAAAGTCTTTAGTCGGTTGGGGATTAGAAGAAAATGTTAGTGTCACTACTTCAAATCCTAAAACTATATTTAAAGCACAAGTTGCAGATAATACAGAATCTGTTACAACTCAAGATATTAAACGTACAGAATTTACTTGCTATACTGATATGAAACTAGAAGCTGGTAAAAATTATCAGTTAATTTATAAAATTGTTCCACATGCTTATCGTGGTCAGCAACAAGTACTAGTGGCTATTTCTGTTAAAGAATCTAGTGATACTGTTACTTCATTTGAAGTTAATGAGCACACTATTAATGATTTAAAAGCTTTTCAAGGGATGCCATTTTTAGATTTAGTTACAAAGCAAAAAGCGTATATTAAATTTGACGTTGACAATCGTTTGTTAGAATTTATTGATTTGTGGTACCATACCCCACCTTCATTTTCTTTTGGTTATCATAAAGGAGTTCGTGGCTATTTAGATGGTCTTATTATTGCAGAATCACGTGTAGGTAAGTCTTCTACAGCAAAAGCACTTTCTGAAATATATGAAGTTGGTGCAATTGCTTCATTAGCAGGTAGTGCCGCTACGCCAGCTGGTTTAATTGGAGGTAGTGTTAAAGTCGGTAATTCTTCTCAAATTCGCCCAGGTCTTATTCCACGTAATCACAATCGTTCTATTATATTTGAAGAGTTAGCTAAAGCTAAATATTCTTTATTACCTGAACTTACAGACATTCGTAGCTCAGGAATGGTTCGAATTAATCGTGCAACTGGCGATTTAACATTACCAGCTAGTGTTCGTATGTTATTTTTATCTAATCCTAAAGCTACTGAAGAAGGTCCAATTCGTCCAATTATTGCATATCCTAATGGATTAGAAATTATTAAAGACCTTATTGGTACCGTAGAAGATATTGCACGTTTTGACTTTGCCTATATTTTAGGAACTGAGCCTCAAACTATTAACCCTTCTTGGACTCCTCCAGAAGGTTTTACAATTGCTCAACTTAAAAGTCGTATCCGTTGGGTTTGGAGTCGTAAAGAAAATCAAATTATTATTCCAAATAAAGTCCAAGACCATATTGTAACAAAATCTAAAGAATACAATGAAATTTATATGAATAGCACTAAAATCTTTAGTACAGAAACTTGGAAAAAACTAACACGTCTAGCCATTGCTATTGCAGGTTACACTGTTAGCACAGACATGGAATACAATAATATTATTGTTACCGAACATCACGTTAACATTGCTGGGACATTACTTAAAAGTATTTACGATAATGATATCTTTAAATTAAAGCAATACACAGACGAAGAACGTAAAAAGCTTTACTCAAGTACTGGAGACACAATGAAAATTCGCGATTTACGCGTACGTTTTCCAGCAGTTATGCAATACTTAGAAAATAACAGCACAATTTCAAAAAGCACGTTATTTACTATTTCAGGTGTTGACCAAACTGTTTTTAATGACGTTATGCAAAACTTGTCTAAAGATTACTTTATTGAGTTATCTAGGGACAGAGTATTTCCTACACCTAAGCTTCTTATGACTTTAAGAAAGTTAAACGAAAGCGCAGGTACTTAATATGAGTCATCATGAAATCTTAGCGAACTATCAATTTATAATTATTGATAGTTTAGCTAAGGCTAATGAAATTTTAAATAGTCTTCCTACAAACATATCTATTTTAGCTTTTGATACCGAAAGTAATACCAAAATTGATATGACTAAGTCAGATGGTTCTACTATTGACTTAGGTAATGACTTGCCTATATTATTACAATTTGGATACGACAATGTAGTGTACATCGCAGACTTAACAGTTTCTGATGAACTTACAAAGTCTGTATTTAAATTATTTGACGAAATGTGTCTAAGAAGTACGTTTGTGACCGCCCATAACATTAAGTTTGACATTAACATGTTGTGGAATAAAGGCTATGTATTTCATACTACTAATGCTTGTGACTCTATGACTGTAGCTAGATTAGCTTTAGAATCTAAAACCGAACGTGAAGGTGGTTACCCTATGGGTTTAAAACCACTAGCAGCTAGATTATTAGGTTCAGCTTACGCTAATCTAGGCAAACAAGTCGACGCTGAACTTAGCAGACTCTGGACTGAAAAGCTTAAACAATTAAGAGATTTACTTAAACCCTATGGGGTATCTAGAGCTCAAATAGATGAAACTCTAAAAGATGTAACAGGTTCTTTAGAAGAATACTCTTTAGATGTACAAACAATTTGGGTTAACTGGATTATTAATTCTAAAATATCTTATGCAGATTTAGACCGTAAGTTGTTACTTAGCTATGCGGGAATGGACGTAATTATTGTTTTAGAGCTATTTAGACTATTACTTCCTAAAATTGCAGACAAAGGTATGTTAAAAGTGCTACGTATGGAAATGAATCTTATTATGCCATTAGTACGCATGGAACGTACAGGATATGTTGTTGATAAAAAGTATCTTATTCGTTCAAAGCAAGCACTTATATTTGAAATTAATAGTATAAAAGCTATTAATGATAAGTTGTTAGGAGTTTCTTTAACACCTAATCAACATGCTGAAATTAAAAAAGCTATTAAAGCTAAATATGCCTATGACTTAGAAAATACTGATAAAAAGTCTTTACACATTAAAATGATTACTGATAAGACTATGCCTAATGAAGTTAAACAGTATTTAGAAAACGTTATGTATCTAAGAACCTTAGAAAAGTTTATATCTACGTATATTAATAGTATGCTATATAGACTTAATAACTCTAAAGATAACAAGGTTTATACCCAATTTAACAGTGCCGGTGCAGTCTCAGGTCGTTTTACTAGCAACTTTCAACAGTTTCCTAAAGAAGCTGTCTATTCAAAACTAGGTAACTTTGAGTTATTTCATCCTCGTAAGATGTTTGTAATAGAAAGTAACGAATACCCAGTATTAGCCTATGTTGATTATTCACAAATTGAGTTGCGATTACAAGCAGAGTATACTCACCGCTGTACCCAAGGTCAAGGCGATGTTAATATGCTTAGAGCTTACATACCATTTAGATGTGTTCAAAAAGATAGTAAATATTATTACGAAGAAGACCTTACTAAAGAATGGACACCTGTTGACGTACATACTCAAACTACACTTATGGCTTTCCCAGACATTGACCCTAAATCAGATGTATTTAAGAAACTACGTAAAGTAGGTAAGCAAGTTAACTTTGCTATTATTTACGGAGCTAGTTTAAAGAAAGTACAAGAAACTTTAGCAGATACAGACCCAGACGTAGTTAAAAAATTATACTATGGATTTGGTCAAGCTTTTAAAGACATTAACGCTTATCGTTTATGGATTAAAAAAGAATATGGGTATAACGGTTATGTTGAAAATCTTAAAGGCCGTAGATACTTTATTGAAGAGCCTAGAGACGCTTACAAATTAAATAACTATGTTATTCAAGGCAGTGCCGCAGACATTTTAAAAGAAGTAATTTGTAAAATTGATGAGTACTTGCAAAATAAAAAGAGTAAATTGCAAGCGTGTATTCACGATGAACTTTGTTTTGTAATTCATAAAGATGAGCAAAATATCATACCAGAAATTCAACAAATTATGGAAAACACATATAAAGGTATAGTTCCTTTAACAACTGAAGCTTCTATTAGTAAGACAAGTTGGGGAGATAAACATGAGTGATTATCGAAGCGACAAAGCTTACAAACGTGAAGCTTGGATTCAAAGAGAACGTAGCTATTGGTCAACTAATAAAATACCTAAATATAATTGCTATAAAAGCGAAATTTATGAGATTGATTTTGGTGAGAATGTTGGTTCCGAATTATCAGGTAGACACTTGGGACTTGTATTACAAGACTCAAACCCTTATACTGATAGAGTACTAGTAATTCCTTTATCCAGCAAGATTGAAGAGTATAACTCTAGGGATACTGTTGAATTCTACATAGGAGGTACTAAAATTACATCTAAAGCGTCGATAGTCGTTAATGAGACTAGATACATTAGTAAGCTTAGAATCTTTTCAAAGAGTCTGTTGTTTGCTGAACATGTTCAAAAAGGACAAGCAGTTGGAATAGCTATTAATCTTAGCGATGAAAACTATGCTTATTATGGTACATTTAAATGATTACATTATGCGTTATAGACCCTTCTGGTAACTTTAACTCCGGTAAAGGTAAAACAGGCGTATCTTACATTGTATACGATGATGAAAAGAATGAATTAATGTGGGACACTCTTAGGTTAGACACAGTGTCTGCTAAAGATTATAAATCGCGTCATGAATACTGGGCAGAAATAATGAAAAAAGCACATGGTGCTAATCAAGTCATTATTGAGAGTTTCATGATTCGTACGGATGGATTCTTAATGGGAACCATGCCGGAAACCATTATGCTTATTGGAGCTTTGACTTGGGAATTGGAAAAAGACAAAATACCTTATATATTCCAAACCCCAAGTCAGGCTAAAGTAAGGTTTAAAGATGACATTCTTTTACGAAAAGTGCCAAATATGACCTATCTTAATAATCGTTATTACTTAAACGGTAAAATGACTAACGACCACGTTAGAGATAGTTTAAAGCATTTGCTATACTATATTAATTATGGGAGAACAAAATGAGTATTAAAGCTAAAAAAGAATGTGTACAGTGTTTATTTTGTAATTTTAAACAATGTAACCCCAGTCTTGTAAAACATTTTAAAAAAGAGAAAGGTGAAGATAGACACAGCCGTTACGTATGTTCGGGGTGTCTAGATTGGATTGCTTATGCAACAAAAAAAACCGAAGAATAAACTACTTCCTAAAACCATTAAAATAAATATTTATTGGGTTCCAGATGAAGAAGGTAACGTTATATTAGATGAAGATGCTACTTTTGAAGAATATTCTAATAAAATGGCAGAGTTGGTAGAAAAATATACTGAAATTAATGAAATTGAATTTGAAGATGAAGTAGGAGAGGGTGGAGGATGTTAATGGATATAACTTTATATAACAGTTATGGTATTATAGATAAAGGTTCTGAAATTGAAATAATTCCAGTTCCTAAAGACGAATCTGACTGGAAAAAAGACCGTAAAAAAACTATAGGTGGTTCTGAAGCAGCAGCTATATTAGGACTTAACAAGTACTCCTCACCGCTTAAAATCTACCGAGCTAAAACCGAAGACAACGAACATGCACAAGACATGCTTGGTAGATTGCCTAGTGTTAAAAAAGGTAGAGAATTAGAAGGATGGATTTTAGACAATAAAGTTAAACCTTTATTCCCAGAATACAACCTTATTAAGCCAGACCATATGTTTAAAAACATTAACTATCCTTGGTTAATGGGTAACTTAGATGGTATTGGTACTTTAAAAGATAAAACTTACAACGCTTTAAAAGATACTATTGGTATTGAAATAAAGTTAATTACCGAATACGGTGAAGCAGCATGGAACGGTCCTGATTACGAAGGTATTCCATCTTATTATTATGTTCAAGTTCAAACATATATGGCAATTACAGGTATAGAAGTATTTTATGTTTGTGCTATGTTTGAATCTAATTGGGAATTAAAAACTTATAAAATTCCTAAAGATTTAGATTTTATTCATATTAGACTATTGCCTGAAACTAAAGATTTTTACAATAATCATTTGTTAATGAATATTCCTCCTACTCCTACTCCATCTATAGATTCTGATGAAATTACTAATATTTTACCAGACATCGAAAACACTCCTACTGTATCTAGCGAAGAACTAAATAAGATGTTAGAAGACTATAACTCATTAGATGGTGTTATTAGAGCTTCTGAACTACGTTTAAACATTTTGAAGGATAACATCGTAACTAAATATATCGAAGGCGCTAGACCTACAGAAACATCTAAATCTATTATATCTTACTCAAAAGTTACACGACCAGCGTTTGATTCTGCTAAATTTAAAGAAGAAAACCCTGATTTGTATCAAAAATACATTAATCCATCTACTTATGTTAAATGGAATATTAAAAAATCTAAAAAGTAATAAAACAAAGACCCTATGGAGACCCCATAGGGTTTTTTTATTTCTGGTCTCCTTTTACGCCTTTGGGCGGTGAGGAACTATTTCTTACGCTTCTTGTTGCTAAAATCTGGCTGGAATACTGAAGGTAACACATCAGCCGGTTGTATATTACCTTGTTCTAATTTAGACGGTAATCGTAAAGCACTTTGTATTTGACGTTCAAACGGGTTGGCAGACTGTAATAAGTAGCGCATGTAGCTAAAGTTAGGGTCTCCTCGTTTGACGTTTGGCGTATAAACATCTGTAGTATATGGTCTGTACTTAACATCTTCTGACGGTAATGCTGCTTGAGTCAATATTTTAGTTAGTGGATTTAATCTATATGCTAGGTTAGGAACTGGGTTGTTTAAAGTATCAAAAGCACTAAATAGTGACCCGTACGGGGTAGGTTTAAATAATGAACCCAAAGCAGGTACTGCTCCACGTCCTTTAGCTTCTGCTAAGAACTCATCTTTTTGAGCTGCTTTGTTTTTATCATCCCATAAATTTTCGTGTACGGAAATAACATTATCTATAATTTGAGGATTTTCAATAGCTTTATTTAACCAAAAGCCTAAATTCTTAACCATAAAAGTTGGAAATGGAATAACAGTTGATATCCCTGCCATTAAATCTGTAATATTATCATAATTAAAATGAGCAGCGTTCATACTGTTAGCCGCGTTTTGAAAAGCAATATTTAATTTTTCAGAGTCACCAAATAATGACTTTTTAATACCTGGGCTACGTTTACCTATCTCTTCAATAATACCTTCTTCTTTAAGAATGGCTAATATATGAGCTGAACGCATCATGTTTTCAATACTACTAGATGCGGCCATAATTCCATTGTTAATAGGATTATTAAAAAATAAACCAAAAGTTTTCTTGTTACCATAGATAATTTTTTCAAAAGCATTAGTTTGAACACTGTACTTTGAAATAACATCTACTGCATCTAAACCTTTTGACAATTCTTGTCCAATTCCATACTGTTCTAAATCAAAAGCCTTAAGTCTATCTAACATTTTCTTAGAAAAGAAATTAGTTACCGTGGTGTCTTGTACTCTATTCATTAACATATACAACATTGAAATAGATTTAAATTGTTCAGCTTGTTCTGGAGTAATTAATTTGCTAGAAGCTCCGGCATCTAAATACTCAAAAAACCGTTTACGAGCTTTTCCATCTTTAATTAACATTTGAGGAGTAAAAAGTTCTCCAGGTTTACCCCAAGTTTTTAAAAAGTTTTCTACGATATCTGTCATAGTGTTTTCTAATTTAACAACGTCTATCATAGCACCGGTAGTTTTAATAGATGTTTCTACAAAACTTCTGTCGTATTTAGCACCTAACTCTGTAGCAGTCTTAAAAAATGCGTCGTTTATATTACCAATTGGAAACGCGGGGTTAGTTAAAACTCCAAATTTAAACGGTAAAGTAAAGTATTTATTAAGTATTAAATATGCTTTATTAGATAATATAGCATCTTTTTTAAGTAAACGGTCTAAAGGAGCGTACAAAGTACTAGGTAGTAACACTGCTTCTCCTGTTGAAAATGCTTCTTCTAAAGCTTTGTCGCTAAATTTGTCTACTCTTTTGAAAGACTTTAACGTACCATCTTTATATACAGGAATTAATACGTCTAGTTGATTAACGTTACCCCCAACACTTTTAGTAATAGGGTCTACAGCAAATAAAGCCGCTTTTAATTCTTTACTAGAGTTAAACATTTTACTAACTTTAAGATTATCGTTTTCAAATAAGTTTAAAAATAGTTGATAATTTTTATTAGCTAACACACCTTCTGATAAAGTACCATTCATTATTTTAGCTAAATCGTCGTCTTCAAATAATTTACCAAGTTCGTTATCTTGGAATAAACTCATAGGCCCTTCGTAAGACCTGCCAGTAAATATACTTCTAAACTTCTTATTTAAGTTTAAATAGTTACCCATAGAATTAGAATATTTTCCTAACTCTTCAACATTCATTACTACTTGCTTACCTGTTTTATCTAGATAAACAAAACTTCCTAACATTTTCTTACTAAGCTTGTCATTAGCTACAGCAGTGTGGTGTAAATATGGAGTACCATTTTCTAACAAGGCGTCTAATTCATCTTTATGCCCAAGTTTAGTGACATGTTTTCTAACTTCGTCAATACCTTCCGCGTAAGTTTGTTTTAATAAAGCAGCTTCTGCACCTTCTTCAGCAAATGCTTTTGCGCCTTTATTGTTATACCAAAGGATATCTTCGTCAAATATAAATTTGCCATCTATTTGAGATTTGGCAATTTTTGTAAAATAATTTTGGAATCCGTCAACGCTTTCGTTTAAAAATATACCAACAATGTTATCTGGGTTTTCTTTATTTAAAAGCAAAATGTCACCCGTAGCTCCCATTTTACGAGCAGCCTCGTTAACAAGGTTTGCTAATTTTTGTAGTTGTTTACGTAATGCAGCACGTTCTGCAGCATCTTTTACCACAGTTAATTTAAAACCGTTAGACTTAATTAAATCTACAAGAACAGTTTGTTTTTTGCTTATATAAGGTTGAGCTTCATCCATGCTCTTAATAAATCTTTTAACCATAGGAATATCTTTAATACTAGCTATTTTAGCTATAATTTCTCTAACTTTAGGGTTATCTAAGCTAGCTGAAAAATTTTTAGAAACTACATTACTAGAAGTAGTAATAGCTCTAGATAGTCTGCTAAATAAAGTTTCTTTTTTAGTAGTTGTTCTATAAACATCTACTTCTTTAGCAAAGCTTACTGGAGTAGTAGGATATTGTTGTTTCATTGCTGTTTCAATAGCAGTGTTTAACGCTTCTTCTACTGGTCCCGCTTCTAAAGTTTTTTGTGCAGCTTTAATAGGGTCTGGTACAGTAGCGTTAGGAACAATTGGAGGTAACTCTTTAGTTGGAGTTGTCAACACTTCGTTGACAGCTTGTGTCAATTTTTCTTCAGTAACCTTACTAGGAACAGTTGCTGGATTATAATTACGTTTAACAAATTGTAAAGGACTGACTTGACCAGCAGCAACTTTAGTAGCATCTAATTCGCTTTTAATTAAAGTTTGAATTTTTTTACCGGTTAAACGGTCAATAACCTCAAGTTCAGGAAAATCTTCTAAAATTTTACGAATAACAGCTTCTTCTTTTTGAGCAACTGCTAATATTTCTGGAGTTATTTCCACTAATCCACTTCTTATAGCTCTTGTAGCTGCAAAAGGAATACTTTCTAAAAAAGACTTTACTAAAGTGTTTGGAGGTAAAATATCTCCTATTTCTTTAGAAACAGTTTCAAAAGCATCAGAAGAAAATCCACTTCCTGTCACACTTACAATTTTTTTATTTAAATTACTTAAATTGTCTGATAATTCATCTAAAGCAAAAACAATACTTCTAGAAAAATCATCTCCTAAAGATTTACCTTTAGATAAGATTTTTTTAGCATACTTAGAATTCATTGCTTTAACAAAAGACTCAGTAGAAGCTTTGTAAGCTTCATAAGTATTTAAAATTTCAAAACGTTTACCTGCTTTGCTAACTCTTTTAATTGAAGGAACTTCTTCTAAAAAAGAAACTTTAATAAAATCGTCTAATCCTTTAACAAAAAAATAAGCTTCATTATATTTAGATATAAAATCAACAGCTTTAGCCATTTCAGGGTCTATAATAGATAAATTTTTTATATATTGAGTTCTTGCAACTTTGTTTGTTTTAGGTATTCTATTAAATTCTTTTAGTATTAATTTGTTTTTGCGTTGGTATTCCCAAGCTTTTTTATAATTAGATATTAAAGAATCTATATCTTTTTCTGCCCAACCAAAAGCTTCAAATATTTTTGTACGAAACTCTTTAACTCCGACTTTACGTCCTAAAGAAGTTTCTATGTTATTTTTTAAAACAGCAACCCAAGAATCTACATATCTTTTAACAGGAGCATATTGTTTTAAAGGATAATATTGACTAGGTCTAACAATAAATCTTTCAGTTCCTCCAGATTTAAGATATGTAAAACTATTTCCTTCAAACTCTTCTAAAATATTTAAAACTTTATTTTGAAGAGCTTCTATTTCTGGATAATCTAACACAGAACCATCCCAGTTTTGTTCTACGTATCTATCCCATCCACCTGCTTCTTTAATTTCTTCAAGTATAGGACGAATTTCGTCGTCATCTATTTGTTTTAAAGCATCTTCTATTCTATCTGACGTAATAACATTTTGATTTACAAAAGAACCGGAAGGAGCGGTGAGAGGCATTCCTTGACCTCCTTCAACACCTTTTATTCCCATAACAACGTTACGCCCACCAATGTTTTCAACTTCGGTATATTTACCAATGTTTTTAACTTGGCTTTCCATTGTAGGCGCACCTAAATCTTGAACTTCTTTAACAGCATCTTCGTATGTTGTAAGTTCAGGAACATTTTTAGCAACAGGTTCAACTACGCTATCTGTAACCTTAGGTTTAGCTTCTAGTTTAGCAACAGCATCTGCTACTTCTTCAACAGCAGGGTTAACAACATCTTTAGGTTTATAAGATTGTTTAACTTTTTCAACCCCATTTTCTACAAATTGTGTCAAATTATCTTTAGGAGCAACAGGTGCTGCTGCAACCTTAGGTGCTTTTTTAAGTCCTTCTTGAACTGTTTTAGCATTTTTAACAACAGGAGTGCCTTGAGGTAATAGTTCTTTACGAATAATAGGCGCTGGGATATCAGGGCCTTTAGGTTTAAAAGTATCTGCAACAGTTTTAGCTGTAGAATCTTTAGTAGTTACGTTTACAACGTCTTTAGATTTATCCCAATTTAATATTTGTCCGGCTTTACCTAAAAACTTTTTAGCAGCAAAAGTAGAACCTGGGGCTACTGCATTCCAAGCTAACATAGCCGCTGCATCATCATAGTCAGACATTAATTGTCCAACTTGACCTAAGTTTTTAATAATAGGTTTAGTAGATTTAGTTCCAATTCTTGCTAAAGTACTACCAAGAATACCTGGGTCAGTAGCTAAATCAATAGCTAATCCACCAAGAGTAGGTAAAAGTCCTTTTAAATCTTCATCTGTTATTTGTTTATTAGGGTCTTTACGAGATTGATTGAGTAAATTTTTAATTAACTCTTTACCTTCATAAGGCCTATCTTCTAAAAATATTTGTTCTATAGGATTATTAAATCCAGTAGGGTCTGTAGCTTCTATTAACGTTCCTAACAAAGCGTCGTCTGCTTTATCTAATGAACGACCAAAATATCCAAGCACACCCATTGCAGGTCCAAGAATACCTTTACCTTGTTTATTTCCCCAAGCATTAGTTATGCCTTCAATATACCCTGCTGGAATATTTAAAATGCTAGGTCCGTATTTATTACTTAAATACTCTCTAGCAGCTTTATTAAATATAGGGTCAAACATGTCATCAATATAATACCCGGGTGTAGATGTTACACCTTGAGGTCCTTCTTGAAGACGTGGAATTATTTCATTAAATTTATTAATAGCCATAATCTAATTATACATTATTTGTATAATTTTGTCAATGGATATTAGATATTTCCGCCTTGAGGCATCTGAGGCATTCCTTGTTGTTTCATTAAAAGTGTTTTTAATAACTCTTCGCCCATTTCAGGCATTTCTTCTTGTTCGCCTTGTAACATTCGTAATAATGCTGCAATTCCTAAACCACCAGCTCCTGCTGCTGCCCCTGCACCAATACCACCTGCGGCCATTGGATTAGCAGTAGCAAACTTAGAAACTCCAGTTAAAGCTGGGCCTGCAATGTCTCGTAAACCACGAGCTCCTTGACCGACCATACCGCCAGCGCCTTTAAGCAAACCTTTACCAGCTTCCATAGCTGGGCCTGCTCCTTGTTTTAACATATTAATTAATTGCATTAATTGTGCGTTCATATTAAATTCCTATATAGAATTGCTTAAGCAATTCTTCCTTTGTTTTGTTGTAGTCTTTGATATAAGCCTTGTAAATCTGCAATGTCAGTTTCTTTACTTTGAGTTATACCTTTAACACCTGAAGTAGCTAATTGAGCAGCAGCGATTGGAAGTAGGAATTGCATACCTGGGATTAAACCTAATCCTCCAGTTATTGCAGCTCCTCCTAATCCTTTACCTGCTCCTTTTAAGAATTCTCCAAGTTTACCTTTATTATAAGGCTTAATTCCTCTTCGCATACCTTGAATCATTCTTTCGTCATCTACAGACATTCCTGAGTAATTCTTAGCTCCTGCAGCTTCTGCTAATATTAATCTTTCTAATTCTCCAACATCTCCTGAAGTATTAGCTAAATCTCCTAAAGCAAATGCGCTATCAATACCTTGAGTTACTCCCCCAATAACAGGAGCAGCTTTATTTAAAGCATTTAAACCTTTTCCTAATACGCCACCTGCTTTTCCTGCAGCTCCTTTTAATTTACCAAATAAACCACCCATTTTACCAGCAGCTCCAGAAGCTTTTGCAGCACCAGCGGCAGGACTATTTACAAGTGCTAATGGAAATTTACCCGTAGAAGGAGCAGCTGTAGCAGCAGCATTAGCAACATCATCAACGAGAGCTAATGGAAATTGACCACCAGGAGCACTAGTTACAGGGTTAACTCCGCTTGGGTTATTTAAAATATTTATTGGGCTATCTCCAAAAACATTTGGTAGCCCACCTTTTAATTGACTAATCTTATTAACGTTAACCGCTTCAGCGTTTCTAGTTATAGCTGCTGGAGCTTTAGCTAACACTTCATCTATGCTATTCATCGGATTTGCTTGACTTAATATATTAGCCCCTGCGGTAGGTGGAGCTGGAATATTAGCGGGTGTACTACTATCTACGTTTTTTAACAAATCTAATAGTTCATCTCCCCCAGGTTGTACCGAAAAATTAGTTCCGCTATTTATTTGATTAAGAAAATCCATTTCATCTTGTGGAGTCATTCCAATAGCTCTTTTACTTTGAGCTATTAATCTTAATAATTGTTCGTTTGTCATAATTTATCCTATCTTGTTGACGTAAATCCAGTGTAAGCATCTCTTAACGATGGGTCTACATTTTTAGTAGATTCGCTATATCTATTTTGCCAATCACCTAGTTCTTGATTATAGATGTTTCTTTCTTTATCGTATTGTTGTTGTTGATATCCGGTAGTACGTTGAGCTCTAGTAGCATCTCTGTCATTAACATCTTTACGTAAACCCATTGCTTGGTTTTGTTGATTTAACAACATTTGGGTTAAATTGTTAGCAGTATCTAAAGAAGTAGAACGTTGTTTGTTTTGAGCAGACAATAATACGTTAACGTTATTAGCTAATCTTAAACCGGCAGAAGCTCCTGCTTCTAAAGCTCCCATTCTTCCTTTTTCCATTTGTGAACCAATTTCACCTAAGGTAGCTTTGTTTTGTTCTGCTTGACTTCCTAAAATATCTTGTCTAGCTACGTCGTAAGTTTTTTGTAAGTTGCCAGTTTCTTCTTGAGCAAATTGTCTAGCTCTAGCATCGTCTAAACTTATATCTCCAGCAGCACGTGCATTAATGTCTTCTCTATTTAAATCTTCAGGTCTATCTTCTGCAGCTTCTTGAACTCTTTGTAAATCTGCTAAAAAGTCTTCTGTTCCAAGAAAGTCTGTATCATTCCCCATAAAAAAATCGCCAAAACCTCTGTCTTCGCCATATTGTTCAAACATTCCTAATAGTTCATCATCAGTTAAACTTTGTAAAAATGCGTTATCAGGCTGATTGGTTCTTAAATCAGCAATTTCTTCTTTTCTTCGTCTAGTATCTCCGCCAAATTCATTAGCAAATAAACTCTGAACCCCAGCTACACCGGCACTGGCTGGAAGAAACAGAGCGTTACCTAATAATTTTAACCAATTTGGTTGATTTGTTCTAGTTGCTGCCATATTTTGTTTACCTATATATTATTATACATTATTTGTCAAAGATTTGTCAAGACTTAAAGGAAGAACCTTAGCTTTCATAGCTAAGTACTTATCAAAAACTTGTTGAGCTAACGTTAAGTTATACACATAAACGTTTTCTACAACGGCTTTACCGTGTGTAATACCAAAGTAAGTGTTCATTCCTAAAGTTGCCAAAGAAGTAATAATGTTTAATAATAATCCTATATTAAATTCTACAAAACTAACTAGTAATGTATTCATAAAAATACTAAGAATTAGTCCGTATAGTAATTTGCCAAATCCTTTGTTTAAATCAAATAAACTTCTATATTCAAATCTATCATCTAATCTAATTACATCTGGATTAACATTAGTTAAATGTATTCTTGTATAAGGTTGAAAAAAGAAAACTCTAAGGTTATCCATATTTTCTGAAGTATATTCTTGAGACTTTAAATATAAATACTTTTCTTTAAGTCTTGGATACAATCTTAAGGTGTGCTTTTTAATAAACTCATAACGAGACGTAGCTGGGCGTTCTTTAATAAACAATTGAACCAACCGGCGGTGAGTAATTAATGCTTTTGCAGTTGCAAACCAATCTAAATAGAATAGTTTACGATTAATCTTGTTTATCCATGCTTGTATACGACGTTCTCTGTTTAATTCAATTAAGAAGTCATCAAAATCTTCTTCTAGCTTATTTAATACAATAAATTCTACTACTTCTGCTTTTTTGACATATTTTGTATTAGAAATCTTTTCTGCATCTACTGTATTACGGCTAGCTATATACCATGCCATAATATGAGTAAACGTACTAGAAACAGTAAGGAACCAAAAATCTGCTGAAGTAAAGACATCTAATCTAAACCCTACAGCTACAATTTGAGAAAATATATTTACAGCAACAAAGATTATTGCCATAAATATACTTATAAATAGCCCAAATAAGTTTCTTTTCATAATTTCCTCACTTTATGATTAGCCCATTAATCTTTTCAATTCTTTTTTCAATTTCAGTTAATAACGTAACGTTATTAGCTTCTACAGCTTTAGTTGCTTTATATTGAGTAATTAGTTGTTTTTTCTTTTGTGAATAAGTGTCATGTAACACATAAAATACTATTCCAATAAAAGCAGAAACAAATATATTTGTAAAAATATGTCTAAGTACCCCTACAAAATCTAATTTAATTTCAGCAACGCTAAGCACTCCTACTACAATTAATAAGGGTAATATTTTAGGTATTACAGTAATAATGCTTTTAAACAACGAAGGTTCTAGCTTAACAATAAGTTCTTTTAATTGTTTGTTAAATACTAAATAAGCTATAAACAACATAAAAAAGAAAATAGAACTAACTTGTGCAGCAGGGTTTGCTACCGGTAAAAAGTATCTAAAATATAAGTACCCTAAAGGTATAAACACATAAAACAAGATAAATAAAAACCAAAAACCATATTCTGCAATAGAATATTTTAGTTTTAGTAATTTAAATTCGTGTTCGTTAGTTACCATATTTATTTTTAGCAGCTTCAATATACTGATTAGTTTCTATCTTAGGTATTGTTAACGTTTTAACAGTTTCGATAGTTTTAGCTACAATATTGCTAATCCCTTGTACATTTTCAATGACCTGCTTTACTTCAGAAATAGTTTCTTTTACAGGTGCGTCTTTGACATTGTTCCATATTTTAGCTAAATCGTTTTTATTTTTAATGCCTGAATTTAAAAATCCAGCATATACGATTTGACCTACTTTTTGAATAGTAGTTTCTAAAGTATCAATCTTTGCTTCTAAAGTTGCAATCTTAGCGTCTGCTGTAGTAATAACAGCTCCATTGCTGGATAGTTTATCTAAAGTAATTTTTAAAGCTGCTTTACGTTTAAGTTCTCTAAGATTAGCTAAAATGCCACCTACTGCTACTACTGTAACAGAAATAACACTCCAATTTTCGGTAAGCCACATAGTAATGTTGTCTACAATTGCTAATAAATCCATAAATATCTCCTATAACCCATCATTTAGGGTTTGCCCAAGTGTTTGGACAGCTTCTGTCAAACTTTGTATTTGTTCTGCTTGTGCCTGAATTAATATTGTTTGAGCGTTGACCGTCTCTACAAGTCTATTAATTAAAGCGCCATACGTGCTAATAAAAATCCTAATAGCCGTATTGTTATCGTAGTCTACGTTTGGGATTTCAATCTTATCTAGTGCCATATTACCATTTTACCTTATCTGCCCAATAAGCTGCCGACATAGGCCCTTTAGCTATATTGCTTGCATGTCTAGCTTTAAACGAACGTTGTCTTGCTTGTTCACCAGAAGATTTAGGATTTGCGCCTGCTCCACTAACACCTTGTTGACCGAATCTAATGGTTTTAGTTGTTCCACCAGAACGTGCAACTACTACGTGAGATTTAGTAGGATGCCCTGGAGTACGTTTAGGTTTATTAAACCCACTAACTCCTGCTCTCTTTAAAACGTTGTATAATTCTTTTTTATCTTGTGCCATATTTATTTTCCTTTATAGATTATAACATATTATTTTAATAACTCCAACATTTCTTCTTCAGTAATTGCGCCACTGTCTACTAACCGTTGAAGTTTTTGTTTTTTGTCTTCTTCTATTTTTATATCTGTTTCTTCATACTCATAATCAATACTACTATTAACATCGCTATACAATATACCAGTTTCTTTGTTTTTAATATAAACGTGTTTATCGCTGTAGTTACGATAGATGGTATCTTCTAATATGGTAATAACTTCTCTGATTATCATAGTTAACTTCCTCCGTTAATTAGTTTTCTAAACGGTGATACTGCTCTATCGGGCAATGCAGCAATAAGACCTGCTCTACCTGTTCCATACACAATAATACCAGTTCCACTTGCACTTGTTTTTGAATTGGGTAATTGCGACAAAGAGTTATTGTCCGTAGGATATACCGAAGCGTTATAAGTAATTGTAGATAAGGAAATACAACTGCCTAAAAAAAAAGTTCCAATAGATGTTACTGTAGAAGGAATAGTTAGTGGTTGGTTAAAATTTCCTGCAGAGTTTAAAAAAGTATTTCCAATAGATGTTACTGAAGAAGGAATAGTTAGTGGTTGGTTAAAAACTCTTGAAGCAGATAAAAAATTACTTCCAATAGATGTTACTGAAGAAGGAATAATTAGTGGCTGATTGAAAGAATCGCCATCTGCTAAAAAAAAATTTGGAAGAGAAGTTATACCCGAAGGAATCGTTACAGGTTGATTAAAATTTTTCATCTGCCCAAGAAAACTTTGCCCAATGGTTGTTAGGCTTGAGGGAAGAGTTAGTGGTTGGTTGAATGATGCTAAGCTAAATAAAAAACCAGACCCAACGGCTGTTAGGCTTGAGGGAAGAGTTAGTGGCTGATTGAAAGAACTTGCATTACTTAAAAAACTTTGCCCAATAGATGTTATATTAGAAGGGATAATTAGTGGTTGATTGAAAGAACTTGTATTACTTAAAAAACTTGCTCCAATTATTGTTGAACTTGTCGGTGTTGGTAATGTTAATGGTTGGTTAAACAAAGTGCAATTAGACAAAACAGCACTAACGTTTAACGATGTTGCTCTTCCAATTAAAACATTTAAGACTTGATACGCATATATATTATTATATAAAGTTGTGGTGGTTGAAAAATTGGGCAAAGTCGTGCTTACGATAAACCGATAGTTTGTTCCTGTGGTCGCTGTGCCTACAGTTCCTTCAGTTCCATCTTTGGTAATGTTCAAATAAGCAAACGTTAGGTTTTCTACCCCTGTTAAAGTTGTTCCATAATGTGCATGAAGTCCTCTATAAGTAATACTTTGACTATCTTTGACACAAGTAATGTCAAAAAACTTCAACGAGTTTGTAGCACTTGTAACGATAAAATTCACGGTAACGTTTCGTGTTCCGTTATTGATTATGGTTGCTCTGCCAGTTAAACCTGTAATCGTAATGTTATGCGTTAAGGATTTATATTCATAATTGTTTTCGTAAGATATATTATTATCTTTTGCAGTGATTGGAACTGTTGCCCCTGTAAAGATACCTTGTGTTTGAATAGAAGGTAAACCTCCACCTACTACGCTATTAATTATTGGCATATGTTAACCCCTCACCACTACAACATCAATACTTGCTGTGGGTGTTATTGAGCAAGTAAAGGTAATTGAGTTAGTTCCTTGTGCTGTTGCACGAACTTCAGCTGAAACAAAATTGGTATAACTTGCAGAAGCAGGACTAATCCATAAAAAACTTGAAGCAGTCACACCACTTACTGTTTTTGTGGCAGAATTAGCAGACCAATCGCCAGAAGCAATCGTAACGGTTGTAGAAACTAAAGGAGTTGCCCAAGTTGGAACACCACCACTAACAGTTAAAACTTGTCCAGTTGTTCCAATACTTCTTGTATGCCAACCATAATAATCTCCAAAAAGAATAACACCTTGATTACTTCCACCACCAGGAGCGCTATAAGCACCAGGAAAGGTACTTCCAGTAAGGGTGTTTGTTGGTAAGTCGGATAACGTGTGATTATGAGAAGTAGGCGTAAAAGTAGTAGGTTTACTGTCTATTTGTCCCCAAGTAGTAGTAGGATACAGTACATCATATACTGCACCTACTTTACGTTTTAATGTAATATCTAAAAGGGCCATTAATTAATCCTTAAAAGTCTGGGGTTGTAGCATCTAAGTCTAAGACTAAATCGCCATCGCTATCTGCAGCAGCGTTATAGTATATTTCTGGGCGATTGTTTAAAGAAGTGCTTGACGCAGCATCCGTAATTCCATAACCAGCAAGAGTTGTTGGTTTAGAAGTTAATGAAGCAAAGGTATGAGTGTGGTCACCTAAAGAAACTGTAGTAGAAGTAGTACCTGTAGGAATACGACCAATTGCAAACGTACCAGTAGTAATTTTAGCTGTGTCTAATGCAGGAATATCTGTAGCAGCTAAAGTAGTACCTGCAGTAACTAAACCTTTAGCATCATACGTAATCTTAGTGTTTGTAGCACCCGTAATTGCAGCATTTGCTACTACTGCGTCTGTAATGCCATATCCGCTTAATGTAGTGGGTTTGCTAGTAATATTAGCAAATGCGTGAGCGTGTGAATCGTCTGCAACTGCAACTGTTAAAGTTACATCAGTACTGCCATCAATAGACACACTGCCTGAAGCATCTCCGTTAAGAGTAAGAGTTCTTGCAGTAGCCCATTTAGAAGCAGCAGCTGCAGTAGAACTTATCCCAAGGTATTGAGAGTGCGTATGGTTTGCTCTAGCAAGTTTATCAGCAGTAATACCATTTAAATCAGTTCCAGCAGTATAAGTTAATCCTAATAAGTTTCCTTCAGTGATAACCGTGCTTCCAGTTAAACCAGTTAAGATTCCACCATTGCCATCAGATAAGGTTGCAATACCAGGCACAGTGTCAGAGGCAGCATTATAAGTATTATTAATAATTGAGAAAGTAAATTCTTCGTCATCTAAATCACCCGCTGTGTCGCTGTATTTTGTAAATACAACTATATCTCCGGCTTCTAATGTAACTGGTGAAGTTGAGTCAGCTTCATCACCTGGAGTTAATACATGATATCTATATACTGGACCAAGGGTGGTTTGGTCTGTCCAAGATAATGTAGTTGTTGAAGCACAAACCCAAAAATAACCATACATATTTTCATAATCGCCACCTGATAAAGCTACTAATTGTGCGACTAAACCAGTAGTTGCAGCACTTAATGAAGCAGTTCCACCGATTGTTCCAACAAGATAAAAACCACGACCAGCACCAGTAATAAATGCTGGAAGGTTCGCAACAGGAACTTTGCTGCTTGAATCCAACGGAGCAACTCCGTTTGCTGCACCTCGTGCAGTTGTATTAATTTTTGCATCAAGTGCAGTTTGTAATCCTACAACCTGACCAATAACCGTAGTAGGGTATAAAACGTCATAGCTTGCCCCTACTTTTCTTTTAATTGTAATGTCTAAATTTGCCATATTTTATCTTCCCTTAACATCATTTACTAAGATGTCTTGTAACTCGATAGCATTATCCAAATTACCTTGTAACGCTTTTAGAGTATTTTTAAATACATTTATATATTGGTTAGAAAAAGAAATTAATTTTTTATTTTCTTCTTCTAACTTCTTAATAGCATCTTCATATCTTTCAATAGAAGGAGTGCTGTTAATTTTGTTTTGTAATTCTGATATTTTATTAGAAAGTTCGTTTTTTTCTTTAATGCTTCTTTCTTTAAACTCAGCATATTGTTTGCTAATATTTGCAAGCTCAGAATTTTTAGTTTCAGTTAGTTTAGCTAATAAAGCTTCTTTTTCTTTTAAAATAGAAGCAATTTCTGCATCTTTTGCGTCTACAGCAGATGCTAAATGACGTTGTTCTTCAACTTTAGCTAACAATTCGTTTTTCTTCATATCTTTGTATTCCATATTTTCTCCTTTATGGTTTTATATCGTACCAGAAGTCGCCTGTAACTTGACCTATAGGTTCGTTTTGAGCTACTTCAATCCATAAGCCGCCTTCTGCTCTATAGTTTATTTCATATACGAATATTTTACCGCTACCATTGTTTTTAAGTTCTGTAATAGTAGCTAACCATAATGCAGCATTAGGCCTGTCTGGAATAGTAGTTGAGTACTTAGCAGCTTCTGTAGCTGATAAATACAATCTACTACCTTCCATTATACCACTTATACTAGCACTGTCAACAATATTTGCAAAATTTGCAACATCTACGTTTCCAAATACTAATACTGGAGTAAAAGCATTTTTAATTGACGAATATCGTAAAACTCCAACCATCTTAGATTTAGTCGGGTCAGACGCTATAGCAGTAGTAAATAGTTTATGACTACCTTGAGCTCCTGCCCAACTTACTGGAGCTCCGGCTGGAAGGTCTAAATTGCTATCGTTTTTACCAATATCTCCTAATTTATTGTAATAATCAATTTGGTCGCTAAGAGTTTTTAAGTTTTCAATTACAGCAACCATTACTTCTGTTATAGTAAGTCCTTGGCTAAGACTACGCTTTACTTGTTCAAATAGCTGGTTCCAGTCATTTATAGTAACGCTTTTGCTAGCTAAAGTCTTAAATAAAGGAATATACCAAGTAGGAAGGTTGTTAAAACCTTCTATATTGTTTTCAAAATAGTTAATGATGTCATCTAATGTTGCATTAACTGGGATTGGCATTATTCTTCTCCTGGTAATGTTCTATATTTATAATATACCACATAAATTTTAAATTTAGTAACGCTGTTTCCTGTAATAACGTGTCTAAGAGTTTTACCAAAACCATGGTGTCTAATACGTAATTCTTTTAAGGTATTAATAATCTGTGAGTTATTTGTGTCAAATCCAGTATTTAAAACAGCTAAATCATCTAGACTATCATTCCAAAACGGAGAATCAGTTTCTACAGCTTTGTGAGCTATTTGTTTATGTCCATCTGTGTATACGTCTAATGTAACAGGTATTACTTCTTTAGAACTCTTTAAACCAAATGTAATTCTAGTTTCAACAAAGTTCTTTTCATACCCCATGTCATCTGACTTTTCACCGCTATCAATTTCAAACGAAATAGGAGTCACGGCGGTGAGTTCCCCGATTAATGGATATTCTACATTTAAAACGTCACCGTATCCGATAATATCCACAAAAGCATCTGGGAACTTTTTATTAAAGTAGTATTGTTTACCATTAATATCTGTAATAATAATGTTTTGAATATTATCAATAAACACTTGTTTAACTCTAATTGTGTATTCCATTAAAGTAAACACTCTAGTCCCATAATCATATTTTATTAATAATGTTTTGTCAGAAAGTGTCAAAAATATACCGTAATATGTTTCAGTAGTAAATCCAATAGTATCTAAAGGTTCTAAGTTTAATAATTCTCCTACAGGTTTGGACAACTCAGATATGCTCAATATAGAATCTACTGATGAATTTGGATTTGGAGATAATGAAAATATCTTGCTACCATTTTTAAATAGTAACCCATTTAAAATAGGCATTAAAGTATTTCTATCAACTTCTGAAACCCCTGTAAAGGTATTAACAGCTTTATTTGTAAAACCATTGTTTATTTTAGTAATTAAATAAATAGCATTATTAGTTGCTGCAATTAAATAGTCTCTCCAAGGAACCAAGCTGTTAACTTTGTTATCTTGACTAGCATCTAAGTCTAATACATTAGTTAAAGGAAATTCAAATGAATCTGTTTTAGAAACTAAAATGTTATTTTTAAATCCGGAGTTTCCAAAAGCGTATAGTGCTTTTTTATAATTTAATAATCCTAAAGCTTTACTTGGTTTTTCAATAACCACATTATCTACAACTACTTCGTTTGATAAAAGACTTGCAGTTTCTAAAAAACTTACAGTTTTTATGTTATTAATTTGATTTCTATTTATATAAGCTATATGACTACCTTTAAATAATAAAGAATGAACGCTAGTTCCTACCACATATTCGTATTCATTACCACTTCTATGGTAATTTACAGAAGAAGCAGGATAGCTTGTAAAATAAAATACTTTTTTAGCATCTTCGTAAACAAATTCAGATTTATTTTTAACAGTGTAGCAACTGTCATAAAAACTTTTAACATTAGGTCTTTCTACAGTTAATTGAGTTGACACTGCAAAATTACCTACTTCTTTAACTTTAAGTACCGTATCTACAGTAATAAATTCATCTGTTAAAGAAGTACTTCCTTCTCTTCCTAATAGACTATAATAATGCCCATAATTAACATCAGTTATTCTAGAGTTTCTAGATTCAATATCTGTACTTACAGATAAAAGATTTAACCAAGTAACATATGGTTGCTCAATCATAGTTGTAATAGATTTTAATGTTAACCCTGAGTTTTGCATTACGTTATTGTAAACATCAGTGTTATAAACTTTAGAAATGTTTACTTCTTGTTTAGGAACACTAATAACATTTAAATTATTTTTGTTAAGTAAAGCATAGTTTGGTTTAGTAAATACTGCTAAGTTTGAAAATATATTATCAATTGTGCTTAAAGTATGAAGAGAAGAAACATATTGTCCAGAAATAGTATCTGCTATTTTTGTAGCAATAACAGGACTGCTTACTATTTCATAGCTTTGATAAATAGAGTTGTTAAAACTAATATTAAAACCATCTACTTCTAAATTAGCATTAAAAGCATTGTGGTCAATTTCATTTATATTTGATAAAGTAAATCCACTTAAGCTAGAATTAATATAATCTTGTTTTTTAATACTTTTTGAGCTTAGCCCATAAATTTTATATTGGTCTTCTTTAATCACATCTAATGTAGGATTAATTTCTGTAAAGTCTCCATATAAAGTACTATTACCATTTATACCGGTATTTAATTTAGACGGTTCATTTGTAATTTCAGACCCTGAAGTTTTAGTTTTAATATTCCAAGGAAACACTGCCCAGGGTAATTTTTTCCAATTAGTAACGTAAAGGTTTTTAATTTTATGAGGAATATTAGGAAATTCTACTGTTACAGTTTCAATACTTGAATCTAATAAAGTTGTAGAAGTTCCACTTTTTCTTAAATATTCAAATCTAATGTTTGGGCTTGGAGCTCCTGGGTATCCTGCTTGATATTCTATTTCAGCACGAATAAACCAATTATTTCCTTCTAAAGTATATTGTGTAGTTTTATCTTCTTGTAAAACACTAATTTCTTGCAAATTGTTTTTAGTTTTTCTAATAGCTTCATTTTGTGCTACGCTTAAAAGAGGTAAAGTAGTTAAACCAGTATCTAAAAATACTTTAAATCTTTCTTCTAAATCGCTATTGCTTATAGGATTATAAGAAGAAAAACTATAAGGTCTAAGGTCATTAGTATTGATACCTAAATCGCTACTTCTATTAGTTGCAGTAGAAGGTGTAGTTTTTAAATCTTGAATGTAAGTTTTATTTTCTTTACCTTCAATAATTTCATAACTAGGTAAAGCATATACCACAAATCTACGTGTTTTGTTATCCGATTTTACAAATAAAACATCTGGTCTATTTAAAACATTATCTGCATCTGAAAATAATTCAAATGGAGTAACATTAATGCTTTTTAATTCTGATGTTACATCTACTTCATCTTTTCTAACTTTTAAATTAATTAAATAGTTAGCAAATTTAGTTTTAAATTCAGGACAGGTGTTATAATTAACGCCGTCAATAGTTTCTTCCCAAGAACAATATATTTTAGTTTTAGGGTACTTTTTAATGTTAACAAATGCTTTTAAATATATTCCAGTACCTTCTGGAACTGATGCGGCAATAGTATATCTTGGGTTTGCTTTACTTCTAAGCAAAGTTTCTATATTTAAATTGTTTAATTGAGTAGCAATTACTTTTTTGGTAACGTGGTCGTATAATACATATTGCAAAATACCTAACACGTCAAATGTTTGAGAGCTGTAATTATCTCTAACGTCTTGAAACACATCATTATAAAAATTAGGATTAAAAATAATACCTTCGCCTTCAGATGTTTTATTTAAGTTAATTTCTGTAGGTATGAGAGCTTCTAATACATGTTGATTATCTACAATTGTATGTTTAACAAATCTACTTCCAATATATCCATCTGGAAGTTTTACTTCAATGTTATTAATAATAGTAGATGTGGAAAAATTAGAATATGTAACAGTATCATTAATTTTGTAATTATATGCGCTAGATAAATTAGCATTATAAACTAAAATGTTTTCTTTACCATAAACATCTTTGTATTTAATGGGTACTAAAGTTCCAGTGCTATTATAAATACCATTACTAGTAATGTATAAATCATTTAAACGATTTCCGTCAAAAGAATACACTACTTTATAGAATGTTCCAGTAACTCCTGCAGGTTTGTTTTTATAAAGTAAAATTGGGTCTCTTAAGATTAAAGAACGGTCATCATCTACATCAAAGTTTTTAACAGTAAAAACACCTGACTTATCAGTAGGGCTATCAATACGTCTAATTCCTCTGACAGCAGAATAGCTAGAGGTTCTAGCAGAATCTATACTTCCAGAGTTGCCATTACGTCTTCTTTTTAAAGCCATAATTACCAACCTTTAGTATAAAAGTATGTTGCTTCTAAACCATCAGGAATTCTCATGAATCCTTTAATGGCTCTAGTAGGTACTATAATTTGCGCAAATCTTGGGTCGTTAATACTTGCTTCTACATCTTCTGCGTACACTTCATCTCCAGCTACTTCGTTAAGTCTGGCAAATGAAGGAACATCGTAGTTAGATTTTAATTGATTAAATCCTTGAATAAATTCATCTTGAAATGCAGTTGCGTTACCACCATCTCTAGTACTTAGTGCTGCACAGACGTATGGCACTAAAAATAAAGTAACCCAATCAATAGGTAAATATAAACCAAGGTTAAATTCTAATGGGTTGTGATTACGGTCTGGGAACCAAAACGGTAATCCATTTACTTTCCATGCTTGAAAGTATTTAGACTTTTGAGTTGTGTAATCAATGTAAACTCCATATAGGTCATCAAAAGCAGTATAAACAGGAGCACCTGCTACTTTTAACATATACTTGTTTGTAGAAATGTCAAAATAATATACATTAGTATCACCTGCTGATGTAGTAGGTAATGCTACTGGGGAAGTGGGTTCTGAAGTTAATAAAACAACGTTTGGGATATTTAATTGCGAATTAGCATAATCTGTTACTAGTTTAGTAATAGGTTTAATACCAATGTGCATTAACGTGTTAATTTCTGACACTGATTGGTCAAAGTACACGTCCATATCTTCAAACGCAAATCCTGGAAAATTTAATCTTTTATTAATTTTAGAAACTACTTCGTCAACAGTAATTCTCATTTATACCTCTTTTATATATTGGAAAGGCCCTAGTGAAAGGAGGGAAAGCTAGGGCCCTTCCTATTTAGTTAGCCCAACGTAGTCTTAATATCAGGACTAGTGTCAGCACCAATTAAATCTAATTTAGCAATTCGTTCACGAGCGTGCTCATAATGGGTACGATTAATGTAGTACGTAGTACCATCACAAGGAATTGCAACACGGACACCATTAACGGTGACTGATAAAAACGGACCGACAGATGTGGATAAGCTTCGTGGAATAGAGATTGGCATTTTTGGTTCGCTCTTAAACGCCATAAGCGTTTCTTGAGCTTCCATTAAACCGCGACCATCGACTTTGCTTGCATCTAAACGGTTAGTAAGACTAGAGGTAGAATTGACACGATTGTTCGTATCAATAGACGGCTGTTCGGGCTTCATGGACGAGATAGCTTTTGTAAAAGCTTCTGCCATTTGGTTAATAGACGCTTGTGCCGACGTATTGGTGATTTGCTGTTTTAAAGCAGCATTTTCCTTCATGACAGCATCCAGTGCTTGTGAAATAGAATTGTCGGTAGCCAGTTTCCCAGCTACCTTAATTCTTTCTGCACCGGAGGTTGCAATCGGGCCACCGCTACTCTCAGCATTAGCGATAGCTTCTTTGTTTGTGAGAGATTTTTCAGACATGATTGTTTCCTCCGTTAATCATTAGTCTTCGATTTTGTCAACTAATACAGTGCGAGTTTCTGTACCTGAACCATCACCTTTAACAACTGTTTGACCAGTGATTACGACAGGGAGTTCGACGACTTCAGCAGACGCGGTGCCCGCCAAACCTTTAATATAGAATTTAGCGTCACTGTGAAGAACCACTTGGTCTTCTAAGAAACGCACAAGTTTGTTTGATAATAAAGCATATGCTTTGGTTGGCAAGTCACCAACGATGACTTGGTTTTTACCATTAGCATCAATACGTCCTGGAACAACAGCTTTGACAAGTTTTGTCAACTTTTGAGCCGTAACTTCGGTAGTCGTACCTTTAACAAGATATTTAATCACGTTAGCAGAACCATTCCAGAATAAAGATTGAACGACTTGTTCTGGCCAATAAAAATTACCAGCTGCGCTTACATAACCATAATCGTATTCAGTGAACTCGTTCTTTAAGTCAGGACGGTTGTGAATCGTAATACGGTATTGTGTAGGAACGGATAAGTAGGCTTGAACAGCGTCTGGGTTAGCAACTTTGAAACCAATAGAGTCAAGTTTCCAACCAATAGATTGACGTTGGTTTAATGGGTCAGCAACACCAGCAGAGCCTAATGGCTTACTGATAAATTGAGGAGCACCATGACCTTCAACGGAAATTTCGAATAAAGCTTCTTCGCCTAACACGTAAGAGTAGTGGACATTGAGGACATCAATTGAACCAGTAATCATAGCAAGGAAAGCAGTCTTAGTTAATGTAGCTTCTGCTGGGAAAGGCTTTTTTAGGACTTGAACAATAATATTGTCAGACCCTGCAACATCATCCCACTTTTTAGCAGCAATAACGTTAGCGGATTCAGCAGTGTAAGCAACGCTACCCACTGTACCAGTGAACGTGGTCACGTGATAAAGGAACTTGGTGACGCCATCGCCATTCACGAAAGTGTTATCGGTTTTAATCGTTTTAGCTTTACGGAATGCGAGGTTGAATAAGTCAACAACAGTGTCATCCATATATGGTTGACCAGTTTGTTGGTATTTCATAAATTCTTGAACGCGCTTGTCAGTAATTAAATCAAAGTAGACAGCTGACGAGACTAACGCTAAGAAGTTTTTGCCCATCATAGGACGGACTTTGGCAGCTTCCATCGTCAAGACGATTTTACGGAATTCGTCAATAGTTGGCGAGGAGTTTGGGCTAAGATATTTAATGTGAGTAACATCTCCACCAGCTTTTGGCTTGAGGAATCCATCAATAGTGCTCACTTCTTTTTCAGCGGCATAGAATAATTGGCATTCTGCTAATAGAGCTTGTTGCGCAATTAAGTCTTTTGTTTCAGGGACTTTTAACGAAAGTTGACGTGTGTATTCAGAAATAAGGGGGTCAACAACTGCCCAATCCACTTTATCAGTGAATTCCATATAGCGACCATATTGTTTGGTTGCTGCTTTAATAGCGACCATGCGTCCTTGGTCTGACGCTGGTGGAATACCTTCCACTAAAGGTTGTGTGTGAGCAGCAAGCGAAAGCATGCGCTTAAACACAATTTCATTAGAACCATTGTTAGATGGCATGCTGCGTTTAACAGCTAGTTTAGCGAATTCGAAATCAGATTCAGCAAGTTCGATTGTACGTAGCATAATTTTGCTGTACACCGCTGCTGGCTGCATAACGTTTTGCCCTTGAAGTGGGGACGTTGGAGCAGGATTTCGATAAACGCCAGTGTTATTAATCAACTGAATGTCGTTCATTGTTTTCTATAGCCTCCTAAAGCTATTTTTTGTAGTAGTTCGGCATAGTGTTCTTTAGGAACTGCTCAGCGTATTGCTGTGCATATTTGTCAGTATCTTGACTTGTTGTTCCTACATTAGAACCGCCGTAGATTTGAGACGTCGCTTGTGGTTGAGCTCTTTGAATGCGCAATGCATATTGCTCTGGGTATAATCCTCTAAATACGGCTTCAATATCATTCACGTATAGAATATTAATCCCGTTTTCCAAAGCTTTAGTCCCGAAAGTATACAGGTCTCGTTCGGACAAGTTTAACTTGCCTCCGAAAGCTGTCATTTTTGATTCAAATTGTTCAGAGATTTTACTTTCTTCAATTTGATTGAAGCGTTGCTGTAATTCATTAACCTTAGACATTAGTTGTTGAGCATAGTCTGGTGAACCGTTTTGACGGTTACTGTTTAAAGCTGACACAACTTTATCTAAAGGAATTCCACGTCGCATTGCTTCGACAACTAATTGCGTTTGACGTTCGCTATATTGCGAAGTCGGAGCAAATTGTTGTTGGGGTACCGGTTGTTGTGAACCAGCCGTTTGTCTTGTAGCATATTGCTGCAAGATAGCTTGTACCTGAGCTTCAGTGTATGTTGGTCCTTGTGTAGGCTGAGCAGCAGCTTGTTGGACCGGAGCTGGTGCTGGTTGTTCCTGCGTAGGTTGAGATGTGGGTTGTGGCACAATGCCAATTGACTGCATTTCTTTTTGCTGCAGTAAATTTTGCAATCCACTTTCATCGTCTAACGCTGGAAGCTGAGTGATTTCGTCGTTCATTAATGAACCTCCTATAAATCATTATACAATACTTGACATTTTTTGTCAACTATTATTTTGATTTCATTGTTGTGGCATCTTTTTTGCCGGTAATTGCCCAAGTGTAGACGCTTGGATTTGAGCAACTACTTCTTGCACCGCTTGTTCTACAGGCATGCCACCTTGAGTCAATGTGCCTACGGCGGTGAGAACTGCTGTATACTCTTCAAGTTTTAAGTTTTGATATTGAAGAGCCATACGGTCGATAATAGCTTGACGTTGTGATTGAGGTATATTTAACCATTGAATTACTTCTTCTGGTGTAATAATACTTGGGTATCCTTTTTCTGCAGGAGAGTATTTCATTTCTAATTCCATTAATTTCATTGCAGCTTCTTCGTAACTAGCTGTAGTACGAGGAGCAGCATTTTCTACAACGATTTCAATATCTTCTCTGCCAATTAATTCCATAGGGTCAAATCGCATTTTTACACCCATATCATCATGGCTGTTATTTTGTTTAGCAAAGAAATTTTCTGGAGTTTTTAAATTTGCTAAATAGAATTGTAACATTAATTCTATTTCTTTGCGAATAAATACATCTATGTTTTTAATACGAACGCTGTCTCGCATTGTAGAACGATTAACAGCTTGTTGAACACCACCAGTAGTTTGAATTGAACCAAAGCTACTTCCTAAATATATTTGGTCGACTCCTGAAACTTCTTGGATACTACGAATTAGATATTCTCTAAATTGTAGCAAATCTCTAGAAACTTCTGGACGAGCTTCAGTATATACAACTTGAGTTGGGTTACCATTAACAGTAAACGCTCTATCTGGATTTTCTTTTTTACGTTGATATTCTGCTACGTTTAATCCTGACGCTGCGTTAATAAACTGTGCAGGGTTTTGATTTTTAATAATTGAAGTTGCTTGAATAGAATCAATTTCGTTTAAGCTCATTACTAAACTTAACACTTTATAGCATTTAGAAATGCCCCAAAAATTATTTGGGATTTCTTCATCATAAAGTGGAACAAATGGAATAGTTGAAGGTTGAATGTCTTTAGAAATATCTAAGATGTGACGCCCTGCCATATAAATAATATCCACGCAAGGATATAATCGCATTTCACCAGTAGTTGGGTCTGGCTTCATTCTCATTAATCTTTTATAAGCAGTAATAAATGTGACAACATTATTACTTCCATTTTTAGCTTCGTCTAAAATATAATTGCTGTCAGGTTGTCCAATATTTTGTGAAGAGTATTCAATATTAGCAATTGAATTACTAAATCGAGCAATTTGTTTTAAGAATTGTTTTGTTTTACGTTCTGCAATATATAAAAATTGAGCTTCATCAATACTTGCAGCGCCTGGGTCTGGAAATAAATTAGATGGGTGAAGTGCTTTAGCTTGAATCTGTGATTTTTTACTTTGATTAAAATAACCAGTGTAATCAGTAGCATCAATTATATTTTGGTTCCATCCAAATAAAACACCTGCTGTTCCGTGCAAGAACGCATAGTCTCCAGCTTGTGCATTAATAGAGTCCATACTAGCAGCTTGCCATTTCATTTGCATATAACGGTTAGCTGTGTCTGCAATTTTTTTGCCTTCTAAAGTCATTGGTTTAAACATGCCAGCATAAGCAGTAGGCATAATGCTTGCTTTAGTTGCTTCTTTAATAACAGTGATTGGATTGTTTGTTGGAGTTTGATAATACGCTGGAATTTTTTTATTGTAAATTTTCCAAATGTCAGAATGGTCTGCCGCATCTAAAATTTTAAATACACGAGCTTGTTCAACTTTGTAAGCAATCGCATCTTCGAATTCACGAATTAAATCTTCAACCGTGTATTCCGTAATACCATAAGCCTTTAGAATTTCTTCTGAAGTTGTAGTTTGTTGGGAATCAGCAATTTGCTTCTCGTATTTACTTGTGTCCATATTTATCCTCTGAAATCATTTCCTAGTATATCAGAAAAAATTTCATCTTTGGTAGCAAACGGTTCTTCTCTAACATCTTGCTTGATATTTTCCATTTTGTCAAGCTCTTCTAATATTTTATCAGATTGACGTAGACTTTGACGTTGTCTTAGTTGAATCTGTTTTTCTTCTTCTTCACTTACTGGAATCAAATGCAAAGCTTTTAAAACAACAAGCAATTGCTCGTTTTGTTCTTTTAAAATTTTTAGTATTTCGTTTAATTTTTCTTCCATAAGTTATATTTTAATTAAATTTATCCCAATTGTCAACTATAAAATCATTTTCTCCATTTTCTTCATCTGTAGATAATGGATTGTATGTTTTAGTTTTGTTGGCAATTTGTGTCCAAATTTCCGTAAACTCTGAGGGGTCCTTGGGGAAAGGAGGTAACGGAGCCATAGCATATCTTACCGCATCCGGTAAGTGGTTGTTAGAATCCATAGGCTTTTCGCCTTGGTTCTTTTCGTCCCCTAATCCTCTGGATGGATATTTGTAAGAACGCATCTCTTTATACAAATAATGTAAAGTCTTGAAGAACTTTACCTTTCCATACCGAGCATATGATGACAGCTTACTAATAGTTGGAGCCAATGAGTCATGCTCCATGTTTTCTGCTGGCACAATCATTATACCATGTTCATTATAGGCATCTATCCATGACTTTCCTGAAACTTGGTCTCTGTTTCTTCCTCTTGGGTCACCTTGACGAGGATATGCCCATAAATAGTCAGGAACTCCAGCTTCTGCATCTTTTATTCGTTTAATTGCTTCAGTAATGTCTTTATCTTCCAAAGAAATGTAAACTTCCTTGTAAAAGTAAATAACTTGTTTACCTGGGTCTATAGCCCCTAAGACATACGCAGTTGGGTCACGTCTTCCGAAGTCTACCCCAGCAATTCGTTGCCAATGTTCTGGAATTACAAACGGGTCGCAGAACCATTTATTGAAATCAGGGTAAACTAACCCTTCAGTATATTTAAAAGACCCTTTAAGGTAACGATTAATCCACCACTCTTCTTTATTGGCCGCTAAGTCACGTTCGTAGTTAGTGGGCAAGTAGTAGTTTGCAGATGTGGCTGCAATATGTGTAGAAACAGCTTGTTCTCTAGCAGTAGGTGGTACTTCGTATCTGTCTTGAACGTTACCGTGATAGTATATTTTATCAGAAACCATAAGCCAGTTAGTATTTAACCAACCAACGTCAGGGTTACTAGAGAGCAACATCTTTAATCTGTCTTTGCCTTTGTAAAAAGCATTCTTATTACGCAAACGAGCAGCAATGTATGCAACGACAGAGTAATCTACTTCGCTAGCTTCCTCTACCCAGATAAGGGTTAAGTTAGCTGAGCGAATCTTACCTTCTTTGTCTAAGGCTTTAGCTGAAATGCGTGAGCCGTTAATTAAATCTATGTACCAGTTTACTTTATCTTGATTTGATTTGATGACTAGCTTAGCTGGAACATTATCTATAATGAATTTCAAGCAGGTATCGCTAACTTGCCCCCAAGTGCTAGCACCAACTAGGGCTGAAGAGTTAGGAATTTGTAAGATGGTACCGATAAACTCCATGCCTGCTGTATAAGTCTTAGCAGAACCGAATCCACCAGCATATAGTTTCTTCATATGTTGGTCAATATGGAATATTTCTTGATGAGGCATAGGCTTATATCGACAAACGTACGAGTTACAAGTAGGGCAGTGCACAAAAAACTCAGCTTGTTTACCACTAAACGAAGTTACTTCTTCGAATTTGCTATAATTACACCGTGGGCAGGTATCACCTATCTCACAAGTGTAAATTCCTTTAGCAGTTTTGGTAAACGCTCTAGATTTTTCTAGTTCTACCACTTCTTTTACAGTCTCCTTGACAGATTGTGTCAAAGAAACTGTAGTAGTGGCTTCAAACTTAGCTAGGGTGTCTAATAGTTTTTTGTTATCTGCCATTTATTAGTTTGGTTTACTTGGAGTAATTAAACCAATCTTTTTGTTAATCAACACGTCGACTGATTTTTCTTCTATGCCGGCTTCTAAAAGAATTTCTTTTGCTAACACCACAGCGGCAATTCGATTAGTTTCGTTATTACGGGCGGTGAGCAGAGTGTCTTCTTTGCCTAAAGCTGCATCAATGGCTTCTTTAGCATTCTTGTGAGCTTCGGAATCTTCGAATACTTGTTTAGTTGGAAGAATTCTTTTTAGGAATTTACCGAACACACCATTCCAATGGTCATGCACAGGGACTTTACCGTTTTTTTCAATCAGAGAAATAGAATACGCTTCTAGCACTCCCATGAAAATTGACGTAAACTCTTCTGGTGTAAACATTGCTCCAATGAATTTAATCTTAACATTGTCGACATCGTCCGTCTTAAGCGTAACGTGTATACCGCGGCTTTCTGCTTTCTTCTTTGCCATAATTGTTTCCTCCTTTATGGGCTTCTAAATATATTATAGCACAATGTTTTGTTTTTTACTAGTACTTTTTAACAAAATGTTTTTTAACCATAAAGCAATGATAAGATTTAATATCCAGAATGGGGTAATTGGTAACATGATAAACGTCCAAATAGATGCCGCCAGAGTATAGCCGGTGTTATCTTTAAACAAGAATCCGTAGACTAATGGCAGTATCCAGATTAACGAAGTAATGATATTAGCAATTATCCAGCTTAACCAGCCTTGCCACGTTAATAATAGTTCTTTAAGTTGTCTTTTTAGTTTTTCGTAAACCATAATCTTAGGAATGTTCTACCTCTTTTTATAGGAATAATATGCAGTATGGTGGAGTAGGTGGGAGTTGAACCCACGTTTTAACCTACGTCCAGTTAAGGTTATAGGTTAACTTACCCGACTACCCCTTGATTTGCTAGAGAGCAATAGACGCTAATAAAGGGAGTTTGGGTTTAAACTATGCTTGGTCCTTTAGGCTATGCTCTCTAACTGGACATAGTTAATCATACCTCACCGCCATTGTCAACTAAAACTTGAAAGCAGTTTCACACATTTAACAATTGACTTGGTTAGTTTATTGGCTTAAACTTCGTGCAGGAGGTACATATGGTAACCATATACACGCTATACGGCATCGACAAGTATGGGCGCACAAAGTTTCACGGCAGATTCGGTAGCCGTCACAGAATGCTTAGTGCAGTCCGTGGGCTTGGATTAGTTAGCTGGTTCTACGAATCAGAACAAAAACAAGACCAATATGGAGCTTTGACAGTAAACGTCTAAAGTTCCTAGTTTAATCAAAAAGTGATGAGTTGAGGTCAATCCTATGTATGGCCCTTTAGGACAGGTGTGGGACCCAATTAAGACCCCTAGCCCCTAGTTTGTGAATTATGGTTTTGTTGTTTAGTGAGTAAACTCAAATTTACTCATAGGTTAATCCGTGACCTATACATACCTTGGAGGTATAAGAAAATGGCTAAAGCAAAAGAAGTCGCAGTTTCAGTGTTCGAAGATTTCAGTGAAAAAGTTATCGTGCGTGTTGACCCTAGCAAGTTAATCGCGTATGTCCAAGTCGGCATCAATGACTTTGGCGACCGCGAAGTAAAAGCTTACAACATTTACGACTTGACGGATGCGCACATCATCATGCACAACCTCAAGAAAGAGTTCACACGCAAAGACTTAACGGTTGTAGCTAATACTCACATTGGCAAGACACCCGGTTTGAAGTTCTTTACGGCAAAGCAAGTCTTACATATCTCACGCACCGTAGTTTCTAAATAAAACAAAAGGGTTAAGCGCAACGGAACGCTTAGCCCTTTTTTTATTCCGGGAGGTACATAGGAGGGTGTCCCCCTAGATTCTATGAATATCCTTTCTCTTATCAGAGGAAAGGGGGGACTATAGGGGGGATAGGAGTTAATTCTCTTTACACATATGTATAGTATCTTATAGATTAGTGTAATTTATATCCAACCCATATCTATCTTTTATACACTTACTGTCTAATCTCTATGACACTTGTATTCCTAGAGATAAGTAATGTGTGTTCCCAGGTCAGAGACTATCCAACTCACAGAGTTATATTACTATGTAATATAAACTAACAAGTTTTATTCCCCGGTTTTACAATTTTCGTCAAATGGTTTTGTTCTTTTGTGTATTATTTATTGTTTTTTCATAGATAATACGAATACATAAAACCTAAAAGGAGGTTAAAACTATGTACAAAGTAATAATCGGAAGTGTAGTCGTGGCTAGAGTGTTCACTATGGACGAAGGTAGAGAAGTGTTAAAAGAATATGGTTTAATTGGCTTGCAAGAAAATGAAGGTGAGAGTGGTGACTACGCGATTATCGAAGAAAAAGTCTACGAATTAGTTGTTCACAATAAAGTCGTCGCTAAAGGTAACACCCGTGAAGAATTATTAGACCTTGCTAAAGACTATGTTCCTAATTATTTAAAATTTAGAATTCAGGAAATTAAATAACATGTAGCTTACAAAGGTATACTTATAGTATACCTTTTTTTATGCTTGAAGGCTCATAGCGCGTAAGGCCTTCGGCACAGGGAATAATCCTATGGATTCGGCTTATTAATTTGCTCACTAAAGTCGTTCGCAATTAAACGCCTCAAGATTTTTTGTTCACTACACCCGTATCCGCATAGACTTCGGACTAAACCGTCCTGCGTTCTCTGCTACTACCGGTTCCGTTCACAATCAAAGCTAACGCATAGTCCACCGCATTCTCTATCCTCGACAACTCTTCGCTAAAGGCTCGATTGTCTGCGGGCGGTGAGATTACTACGCGCCGAGAACACCTTTCGTTTCATTACGCTAAACCGCTTCATTACACTACAGGTAATCTCTTTGCTTGTAATGTAGTGTAAGCGCTAGGCTTACGCATAACTCATTCAGTCCCAGAAATGCCTGCCAAATGCAGTCAGTTCTGGTCCTTGATGAGGTAAACATTTAAGACACTACAGCCGTCCGCCCGTTCGCTAAACCGCTCACTACGCTACCGAGCTTCCGTGTCTTTAAATGTTACAAAGGCTTACAAGTTTGTCTGCGCACGCGCATCCAAAATTGTTTCGCTTATATTTCTTTTCTTAAAGAGAAAAGAAATAGAACTAAAAACTACTAAGCTTTCAGCTAAAGCGGTTCTTGTTTTTTGTGAATTACATTTCGTTTTTCATAGATTTGTTTTGCTTAGTTAAAAGGAGTAAGCATAAATAACAAATATGAAAGGCGTTTTGTTTATTCTTCTCTTCGTGAGTATTCATAAACAAAACACAAAAGGAGTAAAAATTTATGAAAAAAGAAGTTGCCGACAACTTAGCATTTTTGTCAGACATTGGTTCTATGGAAAGAACCGAAACTCAAGACTCTATTCGTTTAGACAATTATACAGGTGAACACCGTGAAATGCTTCGCAGAAAATACTTTGTAGGTCCTTACGGTAATAACTTAGTTAATCCTTGGTTTCATACCGATAAGTTTACAAAGTCTATGATTCAAAAAGATTTCAAATGTAAGATTAATTTTGACGATTATCGTAACAACGAAGAGTTGTATGGACAAGTCAGAGTTGACGAAGCCGAAATGGACTTAGAAGAAATGGGTATGGCTATGCCAGACCACTTCCGTGTAGACCCAATGGTTGAAGAGTCAGACACCAGTCCAAAAGCTACGCTTGATATTGAGTCGTACAATGCCTTAGAAGAGCACTTAAAGCAAGGCTTAAAGAAACGCTTTATCATGTTGCTAAATTATGATACATATTTTAGCTTTTATAGAGCAATTACTACTAGTTATTTGACACATGGTTTTGTGTATGAGTACCAAAATTATCAAATCAAATCTGCTATCAAGGAAATTGCTAAGCAACTAGCCGATACAGCAGTCGTTGAGTTCTTAAAAGTTAATCGTGATACTAGCGTTTACCGCGATAAATCAACTATATTTTCTAAAGATGGAATTTCATTCGAAATTATACCTAACGAATTCGAACCAGAGTTCATTAGAACTTACCAATCAGCTTTACAAGCATTATATGGTTTTAAGATGACACCCGATACTAATATCGAAGACTTCGTCAAAACTATTAGTTCAGATGTTGACATGCGAGAAGAAGTTCTATATTTAATTTTACCTCAAGAAGTAAATCTTAGAGACTTACATCAAGACGATGTCGAAGATGAAGTAGAAGAATTAGTCGAAGTCGAATAAATAAAATAAGCACTCTTAACGGAGTGCTTTTTTTATAAAGGAAGGGTCATAGATAACCTTTCTTTTTCTCTCTTTTTGTCGCGTCAAAAGAAAGGTTTATGGAGGTAAACTTATGAGCAATCGCGTTCGAAAGCCTAAAGTCTATAAGACAAAGACTTCGTATATTATTAAGTATACAAAGTTCTCAGCCTATAGTGGTGAGTATGAATATCGTTTAAATGCGTATTCTGCGAACCAAGCCCAGTATTTGTTTTACAAATATTTTTCACCTAGCTATCACAGAGTTAGGACCATTATCGAAGCTAATGCTTTTGTAAGCATTATATGAAAGGAGGAAATGTATGTACATTGTATTAAACACTCTAGTCTACGACGAAAAAGATTTACATATTTTTATTTTAAAAATTAACGCTATGAAATACTTAGCGTCAATGTCTTCGCCAAAAGACTTTGTAATTCTAGATATTAACTTTAAATTTGTTAATGATATCAAAGATTATCTTAAAAAATTATTTAAAGTTGAAAAGAAAATTATTGAACCAGTTTTAGCTACCTCAGTTCAACAACCAATTCAAGAACCAGTTCAAGAACCAGTTCAAGAACCCGTTGTTACACAAGTTCAAGCAACAATCGTTCAAGAAGTTAAGGCTCCAGCAGATTATCCAATTGACGAAACAAAGTAATTATACGAATTTTGTCAAAAAAAGTCGCTATGCGTAGAGAATTTTTCTCTATATATAATACATTTTTTTAAAAAACTACTATATAAATATATAATTTATTAACTAAATAATATATAAATTAAGTCTTTTGACAAAAAGTGTATAAAAAAACTAAAGTTGAGGTAGTGTGCGTCTCTCTCTTTTTGTGAGCGACGACACACACTCACAAAATATATTCATATAGGAGGAAATAAATATGAATAAAGGTAGTCGTGAATTAGCCGTGACGGTTTTGTCTTTGACGAGTCCAGCGAGGATTGCTCAAATTGCTAAAGAAAAAGCATTGAATCCTCAAGAAGTCTATGTGAGAGCAACTTGCGAATACGCAGGTAAAACTTTCACAGTTTCTAATAAGCTTCGCTTTCTAAGTCAAGATGGTTATACCAAATTGATGAATGCTAAGCAAAGCAAAGAAACTATTAATATTGTGATTTCGCCTGCGGCAGATAATATTAATTATTATTTTTATTTAGAAAATACCGCAGTAGATGTTGCTTCGCTATTCAAAGAACCAGTTAAGCAACCAGACATTCGCGTCAAAGTCGAAGACTTATATAAGAATTTGTAACCTTCATCGGTAGTTAAAAGGCTTTAGGTTTTCCGTAACTTAAAGCCTTTTTTTTATTCTAAAAATAAGGAGGCTATGAATGTGGAATTCAAAGCAATGGTATTAAACGAAGCTGGAGATAGCTATGCTATGGATAGCGATTTTAATTTTACTAAAGATAGTACTAAGGGTATAGTGTTCTCTTTAAACACAGATTCAAGCGTTGAAGATTTCATTAATTATATTATGAGTATGCTTAATGAAAAAGAAGACACTTACACAGTTGAAATTTTTTCAGATGTTAATCCTAACTCTTTTGGAAAATTGACTTTTAATAAATCTATGCTTTCTGCCTCATTTGATGTTAAAGCTGCCACAGATGAAAGAGCTTTTGGTAAATTTATAGCAGAAAATATAGCACAAGCTATTAAAGATATCCCAACCACTAGTATTCTTTCAGGTATTTCAGAACTTATGGAGGCTGCTGCTAAAGGCAGTTCAAGAACCCCTAGTTCAAAAGACCCAAGCTTAAGCGAAGATGAGCAATTCATAGAAAAAATTAAAGACTTTACTAAAACAGATATTGTAAAGCCAACAGAAACTATTGTAGATTATATAGCAGATGATGATTTACTTGATGAACTAAAAGAAATTATTGACTTTCAAAACAATTCAGATAAATACTCTAAGTTAGGTATTGAAATACCTAAAGGCGTATTATTCAAAGGTCCTCCAGGTACTGGTAAGACCTATGCTGCTAAATGTATTGCCGGTAGTAGTAATAGTTATTTTATGGTAACTACTGCTAGTGCCTTACAAGGTCAATATATTGGTAGTGGCGCCGAGAATATTCGTAAAATATTTACAGGCGCTAGAGAGCTAATTAAAAAGACAAAGAAAGGTGTAATGATATTCATAGATGAGCTTGACTCATTCGGTAGTCGCACAAGCCATTCGGGAAGCGCAAGCGGTGAGGAAGACCGAACCCTTAATCAATTGCTTGCCGAGTTATCTGGATTTAATCCAACCGATAAGATAATGGTGTTAGCTGCGACAAACTTTGTAGAGCGTTTAGATGAAGCGCTTTTAAGAAGTGGCCGTTTAGGTCGCCAAATTACTATTGATTATCCTACAGAAATTCAAAGACGCCATTTAGTAGACTATTATTTTAAGAAATTTAAGTTACACGACACAGGTACAGATATTATTTCAGACTTAGTTGACGGCTTATCCCCTGCGGATATAAAAGCCGTTTCTAATGAGTCTGCTATATTAGCAGTCCGTAACTCTCGTGAAGAAATTATGCTTGACGATATTAATGAAGCGATTAACAAAACTATTACTAAGAATGTTAAACGAAAAGACATTAAGAAAGACAAGTATTTAGTTTCAGCACACGAAATGGGACATGTCTTAGCAGAAGCTTTGTATCTAAAGACTTGCCCATTAAAAGTCACAAATGATACTTATGGAGACTCAGGAGGATTTACTCAAACAACAAATCACTTAAGTGGCATTACAAAACAAGAAAGGTATTCTGCCGAAGTTAAAATGTTAATGGCAGGCCGTGCCGCAGAGCAAGTGATTTGTGGATATATAACTAACGGAGCAAGTAGTGACCTTCAAAGAGCTAATAAACTTGTAAAAGCCTATTTTCAGGTTTATAACTTTGAGCCCTATGATGTGTCAAAACTTGACCAGTTAGTACAAGACAAAATTCATAGTCTTTATACGGAAACCGTAAAAGATTTTGAATTACACAAAGACTTGCTTAAGTCTTTGACAGACGAGTTGATGACTAAGTCTACTATTTATCGTTCATTGTTAGCTATTCTATTATCTCCAGTGTTAACTAAAGGAGGAATTTTATGAAGTTAACTTTATCAATCCCATATTCAGACATTAAAGCAAACTTAGTAGATTCTTATTCGCCAGACTTTCCATTGCTAATAGTTAAAGATTTAGACCCAGATGTTATTATACATACAGCTAAAGAAATTAATAATCCTAATTCATTAATGAACTTTATACCTAAAGTATTAATGACTTTTAAAGCATTAGCAGCAGTTAAAAAACCTTTAGGTTCAATTAACTATGCTAAGTATGAAACTGGTGAATATATCACAAATCTTAATTTGTTTAGAACTAAACAAACTTCATTTTTATTTGACCCTTTTACAAAGCTAGGTATTAATCTTCACAAGTTATTACTTGGTATTGATTCTAAAGAAACTAAACTTTATTTAGATACTGCGCTTATAGCACATTTAAGTAGATTAAGTCAAGAGATTCAAAATCAAATGACTTTGTATTTAATTTCATTAATTCATTTGTTTATTAGTCTTAATGAATTACAAATAGATAAAAATTTATTTAATTTATCTAAACTTTCATCTTCAGAATTAAGAATTAAACATTTGACATGGGCAACTTTGCCTAGTCTTATTAAGACTTTTAATGCCGATGTTAACATTGAATTAGTAGAAACTCAAACTTCTAAAATTACTTACTTAGAAGTTTTTCAAGACACTTATTCTTCTAATATACCTATCGCAGTTACAGGTCAAGCCCCAAGTAGCTATATGATTATCAAAAGTCCTAGTAATGAGTACTCTTTATTACTTAAAACCCCAAGTAAAGATTATTTTAATATCAACTTTGATACCTCAGAGATTCAAACTACTTTGAATCTTACTTATTTAGACTTTGATTCAGACTCTCATCCTATTGGATTTGCGGGCAGTATGCCTAATAACTCAAACCCAGTAGTAATTATTTACAATAAAACTATGGATTTATCTACATCCCAAAAATCTTTAATTTTAGAATCAGTTTCAGAAATTGAAAATGCTAAAGTTAAAGAAAAAGTAGAATCTTTTTTATCTAAATGCTCAACTCTTAGAGAAATTGTAGAAGTTACTAACTTAGAAGATTTCTTTAAAGAGTTAAATAAAGATTATTTTGATACTAGTACAACTAGTCATGTATCTAATGAATCTATTAAACTTCAATATACATCAGACGCATATGCCCAACAACTATATGCGCTTAATAAAAAAGTTATTGACAAATTAGGTCCAGTAGACTTACAAGACCTTTCTAATATTGTTCCAAGCGTTATTAAAGGTGAAACTTACAGTGCTATTTTTGTAGGTGAATCCGGTACCGGTAAATCTACCACTGCTAAGCAAATCTTTTACCAAGCAGGAATTCCTTTTGAAATTATTAACGCCAGTATTAATATCGAAGAATCAGATTTTATTGGCACAATGGTAGCTAATAAAAATCGTAAATCAGAACTAGACCCAATGTTTGTTTGGAAAGATGGTATCTTAACCAGAGCAATTAGAAATGGTTATGGAACTATTATTGAAGAACTTAACTTTGGTAGAGCAGGCGTTTTAGGTAAATTAAATTCATTGTTAGACGATTCTCGTCAAATTGAATTAGGCGATGGAACTATTCTTCAAGCACATCCTAACTTTAGATTGTTTGCTACAGGCAACATTGGCGAAGAAGGTACTCAGCGTTTAAATCGTGCTTTAATTAACCGTTTTCAACATGCTAAAAAGTTTAAACATTTAAACAAACAAGAAACTATTAATTTAATAGCTGTTAAAACAAAGTATAAAGACTTAGATAAGCTAGAAAAGATTTATGTAGTGTACGACGCAGTTCGCAAGTACGCTAAAGAAAATCAATTAAAACTAAGTATTTCTATTCGTCAGCTTATAAACATATTTATGGCACCTAAAGTCTATAAGAATGCGCACGACGCAGTTATAAACTTTATGATTAATCAAGCATTTTTAGAAGAAACAGAACATCAAGAACACTTTGTAGAAACAGTACTATCCGTATTTGATTTAAAATTTAAACTATAAGGAGAATATATGTATACCCCATATGAATTACAAAAAATAGCAAACAAATGTTCTATTTTAGCTAATCCTTATGATTATCGTTTAAACAATAAAATTGTTTTAAAAGACATGAGTAGACCAGAAGATTATTCTTTAAGTTTAAATAACTATACTCATTTTATAAATAAATTATTATTTTCAATAGCTTCAGCAGTTTTAAAAGATGAATCTCATAGTGTATTTAGTTCTGCTTTTGAAGACAAAATGTTTGCTTCAGATATCAAAAGATATGATTATGTAATTAATCATTTATTTTTAAAAGCTCCAGCAGATAATCCTTTTTCAGTTAAAGGCGTTTTAACTAATGAAGCTCTAGAGTCAGACACCGAAAAAATTTCTCAAATTAATGGTAATGCTTTTCTATTTAAAATATTTAATAGTTTTGGAATTAATTTAGATTACTATTTAAAACTTAAAAATATTGACTCTTCTTATCAAAAAACTTCTAACTTTTTCTTAAATAATGCTCATGTTTTTAATGCTGCTATTAAAAATATGAAACAAGAAGAACTTGAAGCATTATTTACATTTTCATTACATTTAAAAACTTCTATAGTAGAAGAACTCAGTTATTTGTTTACAAACTTAAGTTTAGATTATCACAGTTTAAAACAAAAACAAAATGTTTACAATTTCTTAGAAGATTTATCAAATAAAAAACCAGACTTATCTTTAAAACTTTCATTTTACGACGCTTTGTTAAGACAAAATGAATTTTTAGAAGTATTACCAGACCAAATATATACCGATTGTTTAGATTCTAGATATGGTAACAATTTAGCAACTAAACAACATAGATTAAATCGTATTGTTCAAGAGTATCCTTTAACTTCTTTTATTATCTATTACACTAGTAAATTAGAACAATATTTAGTTTACTACATTGAAATTTTACACATTGTTACACAAAAAATGTCAAAAAGTCAATCTCAATTTATCCTAGATTTATTTAGAGTAAATGGAGAAAACAAGTTTTTATCAGAAGCAGTATATAATCCTTTGACTAACATCTTTAATCCTAAAGTGGAAGAAATTATTGCTATAAAAGACAACGCTTTAAGATTCGAAGAAATTCGTAACTATTTAAACTCAGAAATTGTTAAAGATTTAATTAAAAACACTTGTAAAAATTTAACAAAAATTTACAAAGACTTTGATACTAAAATTCTTAACGACAAACTTTTACAAAGCTTTGACGCTTTTATGTTTCCAAACTTTGTAGCTAAATTTGTTATGGCATCTAATGAATATGCTATATTTAAAGATGCTGTAAAAACTTCAATTATTTTAATTGAATATGCTAAAAAAAATAAAATTAATTTAACAGTAGATTACACAGTTTTAAACGATGATGAAAAAGAACTTCTTGACAGTGCTGAGTCATCAGAAACTTTTTCAGACCCGTTTGCTAATTTTAATTATGAAGAAGATTTTAATGATACAGAATCTTTAAAACCTAAATCAGACTCTAAAGATAAACCAATAAGTCTTTCTACAGAGTTAGACAATACTATTTCTAACTTTAAAGAAAAGGGACATGACTTCACTTTAAAAGAAGTTAAAGCTTCAGACAACTCTAAGAATCTTTACTTAGCCGTGTCTCAAAAAATTAAATTACTTAATAGTTTGTTAATTAAACAAATTAGAGACATCAAAACTTACAACCAAGGAAGTAAGCTTTCAGGTTTATTCAGTGGTAAAATTGATGCTAAAAATCTATATAAGTATGAAACTTCAGACAACTTGTTTTATAACAATAAGTATGAAATTAAAGAAATGGATTTAGCTTTTGGTATCGTATTAGACGCTAGTGGCAGTATGCAAGGAGACAAAATTACAGACGGTAAAGTATCTATGGTTTTATTACATGAAACTTTAAGAGCTTTAAATATTAACCATTCTATTATTGACCACACAGCTAGAGGTAACCACACTTGTATTGTTAGAAAATATCATGACTTTAAAGAATCTAAAAACTATGATATTACTAAGTCTTATGCTATAATGGACATTGTAGCTAGAGAAGGCAATAACGACGCAGGAGCCTTGTATTACATGGAGAAAGCGTTGCTTAAAACTCAAAACAAAGACAAAATTTGTATTATATTTTCAGACGGCCAGCCAACAGAGTGTTCAGAACAAGAGTTAAAAGACCAAGTTAAAAGTATGGAAAAAAAAGGAATTAAGGTTATTGGTATTGGTATTAATCTTCCAGAGATTGCCGAATATTACACAGACTATGCAAATGGTAAAAACCTTAATGAAATGGTAAAAATTATTACAGACATCCTTAAACAATATGTATTGAATAAATAAGCCGTTATACGCTATTCGCTTTATAAACGGCTTAGGAGGTAGAATATGAATTCTGCAGAAAAGTATAGGCTTTATGAAATCTTATTCTATTTATATTTTAATAGACAAGATGATACTACAATCA